CCCCGGCGTGCGTGCACGCCGGGGCGTTCTAATGTGTACGCCAGAGAGCCCCCGTCGACTAGAACGACGGGGGCTCTCCCGTGGAAGACCCGGGTCGTCCTCCCCGGTCTTCCACGGCACGCGAAGGGGGCGTATCCGGCCGCGCCAACATGGCCGCCCCTACAGCAGCAACTCTACGGTATGAGCCTGACTTGACCAGGGGTGTTATCAAATCCCCAGGAGGGCGTTCGACTGCGACCCCGGGGGTTGTGGACTTTATGCGGACCCTCAAGATCAAAAGGAGCCTCGAACCAAGATCTCGTTCGAGGCTCCACCGCACGTCAGATACGTGAGCCCCCTGTCGGGTTCGAACCGACGACCCCCGCTTTACAAGAACAGGAAAGCGATGGTGCGAGGTTTTGAGAGCCCGAGAGAGGCTCAGAGTGCCTAGTGGAAGCGGCTCAGCCTCCCTCGACTGAGAGTTCGAGAGAGGCTGAGAGAGGATCAGCGATCGGGGTTTGTGGACTCGTTGTGGACTCTCACGACACAGCTCGAAGCTGCGGCTGACCAGCAGCAACGAGAGCCGACCGCACCGACTCCACCACCTCCGGGCCAGCGTGCTGGTACAGCCACGTGACCGTCGAACCACGGTCGTGCCCCATGATCACCTGAACGTCCTTCTCCGGCACCCCGGCGTCCTTCAGCCGCGTCGCGAACCGGTGACGCAGGTCATGAGGCGTCGGCCACCACTCCATGCGTCCCGTCTCCTGGTTGAGCACCTTCCGCGCGACACCCGCATCCTGGATCGCCTTGATCCACACCCGCCGGAAGTTGTGCCGCGACAGCACACCCTTGCGCGGCCCGACGAACAGCAGTTCCTCGGGACGCAGGTCCGTACCGTCGCCGACTTCCGACTGCGTCGCCACCGGATGCCACCGCTCAACCATCGCATGCACGGCCGCCATCGCTGTCGGCGTCAGCGGCACCGTGCGGAAGCCGGCGTTCGTCTTCGGCGCCGCCTGCCGGAACAGCTTGCTGTCGTCCTCGGAGATGATCTCCTTGACGCTGGCGGTCGCCCCCTCCCGGTCGACGTTGCACAGCCGCAGGCCCGTGTACTCGCCCCAGCGCATCCCCGTCTCGTCCGCGAAGTCGAACAGCGGCTGGTAGTACTCCGGCAGGTTGGCGCGGATCAGCGTGGCCTGCTCATCGGTCGGCGGGGCCAGCTCCTCGGAGTGCCTCGCGGGCGGTGCTTCCAGCTCGATGCCGAAGGTCGGGTTGCTGCTGATGCGCTTGTCGAGGATCGCGGCCTGGCACATCTTCCGCATGAACTCCAGCACCTTCTTGCGGGTGTGGTAGCCCTTCACCTCGTTCTGCAGCCAGTCGTCGAGGTCGATGAAGCCGATGCTCGCCAGGGGCCACGCGCCCCACTTCGGCTGGACGTGGACACTCCAGATCGACTCCTTGCGGCCGCGCGTGGTCGGCCGGCCCTTCTTCTGCTGGGTCTTCCACCACGTCGCGTGGAAGTCCGCGATCGTCATCTGTCCGCGCTTCGGGTCCAGGTAGGTGCCCTGTCGGACCGTCGTGCGGACCTGGTCGAGGAAGGCGTCCGCCTCCCCCTTCTTCTCGAAGTTCCGCGCCTTCTGCTTGCCGTCCGGCCCGCGGTACCGGGCCTGCCAGGCTCCGATGCAGTCACGGCGCTTCTTGCGGTCGCCCGGGAACTCCTCCAGGCAGAGCTTGCAGCCGCACGACTTCGAACGGATCTGGCGCGGGTTGTTGAGCGCCCTACGAGGCAACGTAGGCCCCTTCGCTGGTGTGCCGTTGAACGGGCACCCCAAAGACACGAACAGGCGCCCCACAGAAGCAGCTTGCCCCATCGCGGGGCTGCGGGATGCCAAGTTCGGCAAGGATCATCCGGACCAGCGCGAGGCTGCTGGCATAGCTGAGGCCGGCCGGGATGGTGACGATGAAGAGGTCGTGCGGCTCGACAGTGACGCGCCTGTAGGGCCTGACGATTGGCTTGACGGTCTGGTGGACGATGGTGCACATGCGGAACGTCCCCCTCTGGGCATGGGGCATGCGGTGCCGTCAGGGCCGCTGGGGGAGGACGGTGCAGCGGCGTCTCGTGGTGTGTCTGGGCACACGAACATAGCGCCAACAGAGCGTCAGCGCGAGCGTTCAACGGCTATCAATAAGCCCAGGTTGTGAGACTTTTTGTCATATGCCAGGTCAGTCGATGTCCCGGGCGGCGAGTGCGCCCATCTGGAGCTCGACGATGCGCTGTTCCTCTGCGGAGAGCTTGCGGTAGAGCTCGAGGATGCGCTGCTCGGCGTCGGGGCTGAGCTGGCCAGGGGTGCGCCGGTTGGCGGCTGCGAAGACCCGGTCGCGCGGCTCGGAGAGCGCATCGGCGAGCTTGTCGCAGGATCGCCGAGAGGGGACGCGGATCCCGTTCGCCCAGGCATTGACGGCGGAGATGGACACGCCGGCTCGGCGCGCGATCTCGGTCTGAGTCAGCTCGGGACGTGCGTCCTGGACTCGCCGGATCAGCTGCGGGAGCGTCTCGCTACTCGCGTCAACCGTGTCCATGTCGGCAAGCATGCCGGACGCCCTTCCACATACACAAGCCGAACGTGGAAGGGTGGCGAGTTCTCGCCCCAGCTTAGAACATCTGTTCGCACCGGGCGACCCATCGAAGATCTACCCAGTTCTCACCACTTCTACCTTGACCACCTTCCACATTCCATGTAGAAATGTGGATGTCGGCAGCAACCAGCCGCCGACCTCGAAGACCGCGAGGTAGCCATGTCCCTCCTGCACCGCAAGAGCAACGGCAAGCCGATCCGCGAGGCCATCGAGGCATCCGGGAAGACGCTGCACGAGCTCGCCGCGGCCACCCGGGAGGCCGACGAAACCGGCCGAGGCATAAGCAAATCGGCCATCGGCATGCTGGCCGCCGAGAGCGAGTCCGCCAGGGAGCGATGCCGCCTCCGGACGGCGTGGCTACTGGCCACCGTCCTGAACGAGCCGCTCCAGGACTTGTTCAGCATGCCCCCAGCTTCCACTTCCACAAAGGAAAGGGCAATAGCATGAGCGTCGCCGCCACGCTCCCCGTCCCCCTGCTCACGCAGTCGGAGCTTGAGACGTACTACCGCGTCTCGGACTGGACCGTGAACAAGTGGGTCCGCGAGGGCTGCCCCGTCGAGCGACTCCGGAGCGGCAGCCGCCGCTTCGACCTGGACAAGGTCCGGGCGTGGCACGCCGGCGAGGACGGCGGGGCGGCCAAGCAGGCCATGGCCGCCCGATCCCAGCGCGCGCTGTCGCGCCGCTCCGCCTGACCCACCCCCAATGCGTGGGCGGGCCGCCCCGGATTGCGACCCCGGGGGCGACCCAGAGCCCACCACCCCACCCAAGAAGGAGGAGGCAGGCCATGAGCCAGCCTATCCACCGCGGCGCCCCGACGGCGCCCGTGGTGCACAACATCCCCGCCCCGGCCGCGATCGTGGCCGCGAGCATCCACGAGCTGAACGAGCTCTGGGTGTCGGCGCCCGGCCGGCGTTCGATGGCCGTCAGCGGCCGGTACGAGACCCGCGGCGGCGCCCGGTACTGCCTGGGCGGCCTGCGCTGGCGGGTCTGGGTCGGCGACCTGGCGATGGTCCTGGTCACGAGCATGCCGGAGTGCGACGCGCTGCCGGACCTGCCGGTGGTGCGCGCCGCCGGGTCGATCGCCCGCCCGTCCGTCACGGCCGAGAGTGCGGTGGCGGCGTGAACGCTGACCAGTTCTTCATCTCGGCGCAGGAGGGCGACACGGTCACCGTGGTGACGCCGGGCCGGCCGGAGCTGTACGGCTACGTGCACAGCATCAACTCCCGGCGGACCAGCGCCCTCCTCGACAACCTGCCGGACGCGCGTCCGTACGTGCTGCTGCTGGAGTTCGACGGCCGCCGCGGCGCGGAGATCACCATCCACCCGCGGATCGGTGGTGACTGGTGACCGCCTCCGACGTCGTCTGCTTCGTGGCCGCCGGCGCCGTGTTCGCGCTGATCATCCCCGCCGCACGCGCCGATCAGGTCCGGCAGGCCCGGCGAGAGGGCCCGAAGTGCCCGTGTGGCTGCGGTCGGACGCCGGGCGCGCACAACGAACCGCTGACGCCGCCCCAGGTGCGGAGGCTGCCGTGATCTTCGCCGTGATCTGCCTGGGCGCCATGTGCATCGTCATCCAGGCCGTGCTGCGCGGCCTGTTCGCCGCCGCCCGGTGCGTGTGCACCGCCCTCGGCCTCCCCCTCGCCACCGACGACCGCACGAAGGAGCGCTCCTGATGTTCCACCTGCCCACCGTCCCGTTCCTGCCCGCGTCGCTGCGCCGCCGGCCGGTCGCCGAGCCCGCGCCGAAGCCGGAGCCGTGGCCCGCCAACCCCCGCACCTACGGCGACGACCTGCGCGCCTCGCAGGCCAACGAGGCCCGGCTGTCCGCGCTGCTGGTGAAGGCCCGGCAGGAAGCCGACGTGCAGGCCGCGCGGGCCGCCGCGTTCGAGCAGCGCGCCGAGCGCGCCGAGGCCGCCCTGGGGCTCGCTCGGACGCAGGGAGCAAACCTGCACCGAGACCTGCGCGAGGTGGCCGACGAGTGCGACCGGCTGGAGACCGCGAACGCCCGGCTGCGCCAGCAGCTCGACAAGTCCTTCGGTTACAGCGAGGCCGAGATCGCCGCGATCGAGTCCGGCACCGGCCAGCCCCGCAAGGCCTGACACCCCCCCGTACTTCCGCCGGGCGCCCCACGCGCCCGGCCCACCACGGAGACACCCGATGAGCACTGAGATCGTCCAGGCCGGCGGCGCCCTCGCCATCCGGCCCGACCAGACCGAGTGGACCCCCGCGCAGTCCGCTGTCCTGCGGCAGTCCGGGATCAGCGACGACGTAACCCCCGCCGAGCTGTCCGGGTTCCTGCACCTGTGCCAGCGCACCCAGCTCGACCCGTTCTCCCGCCAGATCTACCTGATCGGCCGCAAGGACAAGCGCGCCGGCCGGACCGTGTTCACGCCGCAGACCGGCATCGACGGGTACCGCGTCATCGCGCACCGCGTCATCGCCGAGGCCCGACAGCAGTTCGGCTACGAGGACACCCAGTGGTGCGACCAGTCCGGCCGCTGGCGTGACGTGTGGCTGGCCAACGAGCCGCCCGCCGCCGCCCGGGTCACGGTCATCCGCAACGGGCACCGGTTCCCCGCGATCGCCCTGTACCGCGAGTACGTGCAGACCGGGTGGGAGAACAAGCCCACCGGCCTGTGGGGCAAGATGCCGGCCAGCCAGCTCGCGAAGTGCGCCGAGGCGCTGGCGCTGCGGAAGGCGTTCCCGCACGACCTGGCGGGCGTCTACACGGCCGAGGAGATGGCGCAGGCCGACAACCCGGCCCCGGAGAACCGGGGGCCCGCGACCGTGCGGCAGCTGCGTCCCACGCAGCCCAGCGAGCCGAACTCGCAGACCGACGGGCCCGCGGTGGACGGTCCGGGCGCGGCTCAGCCGGAGCCCGGCGCCGCTCTGCGTGAGTTCCTGCGCGAGGCGCTCGACGCGCCCGACGCGGCGGCGGTCCGCCAGATCTGGCGGGACGCGCAGGCGTTCGGCTCTCACCCGGACTACCTGGGGCAGATTGCCGAGGTCGGCCGCCAGAAGGCCGCGGAGGCGGCGGAGGCTGCGACGCCGGACGCCGCCGTGGTGGACGCCGAGATCGTCGTCGAGCCGGACGAGCACGCGACCGCGCTGGGCGACCTGCGGGCCGCCGCGCTCGCCGCCGGCATCGCCCCGACGCTGGACGCCGACTTCAAGCAGTCGTACGGCGTCCCGCCGGCCGAGGCCAGCGTCGAGCAGCTGCGCGAGATGACCGGGCTCCTGACGGGGGCCGCCGCGTGAGCCTCAAGGACGCCGCCATCCGGGCCGCCGTACTGGGCGCGCTCGCGGACCGCATCAACGACGAGCTCGTGACCGCGAAGTCCGAGCTCCAGGCTGAGCTGAAGAAGGCCAAGGCGGAAACGGGGACGCGTCAGGTCGGCGCCGAGCTCCCCGACGGCCGCACGGTCGCCAAGGTCACCCTGGTCACGCCGGATCCGGCCGCGAAGGTCACCGACCCGGAGGCGTTCCTGGCCTGGGTGCGGGACAACCGGCCCGACCACATCGAGCGGAAATTCGTCACGGAGGTCCGGCCCGCGTTCGTGAAAGCGCTGCTGGCCGAGATGACCGCCGCTGGCGTCGCGCAGTGGTGCGACAAGGAAACCGGCGAAGTGCACTCGGTCCCCGGGGTTCAGCTCCAAGGACGAGCCGCGTACCACCGGGTGACGTTCGAGAAGGACGCCGCGGACCTGGTGGCGGAGGCGTGGGCTTCCGGCCAGTTGGCCGGCCTGGTCCTGCCGCAGATCACCGCCGCACCCGCTGACACCACCAACACCACCAACTGACTCAAGGAGAGCCGCCATGGGCTACGACATGTACACCGTGCAGGGCGCGGACCAGGCCGAGAACGAGGCCGTCGCTGCTGCCCGCCGATTCATCGACAACCTGCCCAAGCCGTGGGACCAGCCCGAGGGCACCGAGCGGGACGCCGCCCAGAAGCAGTGGGACGACGCCTGGCGCGCCTTCGACCGAGCCCAGACCTCGTACTTCCGGCTCAACATCTGGGGCATGTCGGCCTGCGTCGACCTGATGGCCGACCTCGGCATGATGACCGACGAGGACGCCCCGAAGTTCCCGTCCCCGGCCGACTACGGGCTGACGGAGTACCCCGACGACCCGGCCGACTACGAGGGCGACGAGCGCGCCGCGATCGAGGCGAAGCTGACCGACGCCGACCGGCAGTTCCTCGCCGCGTGCCGGGCCGTCGTGGACTACGAGCCGGAGCCCGTCGGCGGCATCCCGGTCGGCAAGTTCAGCAGCAACGACGGCTGGTTGGTGACCCCCCGCCAGATCGCCGCCGCCCTGGAGGCGTACGCCGCCGCGACCGAGGGCGCCCGCGCGGCCGCCACGGCCAAGCGCGAGTGGTTCGCGGACTGGATCGCCTGGCTGGGCCACGCGAAGGACCGCGGTGGCTTCCGCGTCCGCTGACCAGCTTGGGGCCGCCCGCGGGTATCGGGCGGCCCCACCCCCAGCAGACCACACACCGAACGGAGACATCACCTTGGACGCCGACCTGGAGCGCGCCCGCGCCGTCGCGGTCGCCCTGGAGCAGGAGCTGGCGCGCGTGCGCGAACTGGCCGCCACCGTCGCGGACCGGTGGGCGGAGATCGCGGAGGGCATGCGAGTGCTCGCCGCTGTCGCCGAACCCGACGACCTGATCGGACACATCCGCGCCGACCGCGCCCGCCTCCTCCACGGCGCTGCCCGGGACCTGCGCTGGGTCCTCGCCAACGACACCATCCCGCACTGGCTGATGACCAACGAGGAGCTCGGCGAGCCCGAGTCCGAGCCCGCTGGCGGTGCGTCATGACGGCTCTGACGCCCGAGGAGCGCGGCGCCCTCGCCGAGCGGCTGCTGCCCGTCGCCGCGCGGCTCGCCTGTGTGGTGCACGGCGATGGTGACCATCACGACATCACCCACCACACGCAGCGGCTCGACCGGGCCGAGCTGGTCGCGCTGATCGTGGTCCTGGCCGGCCTGGTCGACCCCGAGCAGCGCGTGTCCGACGCCCTCGGCTACGTCACCTGGGACGAGCACGGCCGTCCCGCGCCGGCCGCCGACGCGGGGACGGGCACCATCCGCGGCCTCGCCGCCCAGATCCGCGGCCCCGAGACGCTCGGCGCCGACATGGTCACCCACTCGGAGCGGGTCCAGCGCGCCCGGCACCTGTACCTGCACGACGGCCTGACCGTGGCCGAGGTCGCCCGCCAGCTCGGGGCCGCGCCCCGGACGGTGCGGGAGTGGTGCGCCGCGGGTGGCTGGCGGCAGGCGCCCGCGATCACGGAGGCCGACGTACGGCCGAGCAAGCGGCGGCCCGCGCAGGTGCAGGCGGTGGCGTCATGACGGCCGTCATCGCCAACCCGGCGCGCTGGACGCGCCGCGCCGTCTGCCGCGGCTACGAGGACGTGTTCTTCCCCGAGGGCAAGGGGCAGCACCTCCGGCACCGGACGGAGCGCGCCAAGCGCTTCTGCGCCGTCTGCCCGGTCCGCCGCGAGTGCCTGGAGCTGGCGCTGGCCGAGGAGGGCAACGCGGCGGCTGGCGCCCGGTACGGCGTGTGGGGTGGCTGCACCCCCGCGGAGCGCCGCCGGATCTGGGAGCAGCGCCAACGCCGCGCCGCTCTCGGCCTCGACGGCCAGACCGAGATGACCACCCAACTCGCCCACCGCCAGGGAGACGCAGCATGACCACCGTCGCCTACACCGTCCTCGCCGAGGACGGCCCGGTCACCGTCCAGGCCCAGCCCGCCACGCCCGGCCTCTACGTCTACGAGCAGGCGGACACGGTCGACGTTGGCGCCCCCTGCCGCTGGCGCCTCGGCCACCACTCCGGCCTGCAGATCGCCCGCTTCCGCAGCGCCGAAGACGCGCACCGCGGAGCCGCCATGCTCGCCGACTGGACCACCTGGACCGACGACGCCGACAACCTCCGGGGCAGCATCGCCAGCCGCCAGGACCGAACCGAGTTCCTGCTGATCATCCAGGACATGGGCGGCCACCTGGGGAACTGCGCCCACCCGGCGCCCGACCCGGGCTGGCCGATCCGCGGTGGCCACGGCGAATCCTGCGCACACGCGGCGGGCATCAGCTGCCGCTGCACCTGCGACTGACCGCACCGCCCTGTACGGCCCGTGGCGGGGCCGGCCGCGATCCCCCCGCCACGGGCGCACCACCCCCACCCGCACCAGCAGCACCCCGGAGAGAAGTCGCACATGGCCGAGAAGGACCGGCGCACCTACGTCCGTGTCCACGACGGGCTGACGGACCACCCGAAGATCATCGAGGTGGGCGGAGAGGCCGCGTGGCTGTACATCAGCGCGCTCTGCTACTCGTCCCGTCAGCTGACCGACGGCCTGGTTCCGAAGCGGCTGATCCGCCGACTGACCGACCTAAGCAACCCTGAAGCACTTGCTTCGGCACTGCTTCGCGTTGGCTTGCTTCACGAGGGCGAGCACGACTGCCCGCGATGCCCCGTCGGAGGGCCCGACGTGTACGTCGTGCACGACTATTTGGAGCACCAGCGGTCCGCCTCGGAGGTTGCGGAGCTCCGCGAGAAGCGTTCCGCCGCAGGTCAACGCGGCGGGAAGCGCTCCGGCGAGTCCCGCCGGGCCTCCTCGAAGCGCGAAGCAAACGACGAAGCACTTGCTTCGGATTTGCTGAACCAAACGCGAAGCAAAACCGAAGCAGAGACAGAGACAGAGACAGAGACAGAGACAGAGAGAGAAGAAGTACTACGTACTTCTTCACGCGCGCGCAGCGGAAGCGGCCCCGACGCGCCACCGAGGGCCGACGTTGAGCGCGTCTGCCGGGCCCTCGCCGACGCCGTCGAAGCCAACGGCAGCAAGCGGCCCACGATCACCAAGAAGTGGCGCGACGCCGCCCGGCTGCTGATCGACAAGGACGGCCGCACCGTCGAGCAAGTCCTGGGCGCCATCGAGTGGTCCCAGAACAACGACTTCTGGCGCTCCAACGTCCGCTCCATGCCGACCCTGCGCCAGCAGTACGACCAGATGCGCCTCCAAGCGATGCGCAACCAGCCCCACAGCAACCTGCCGGCCACCGCCGGCGCGCAGGGCCACCTGCCCGGCACCGACAGCCGCGTCGCCGATCACTACGACCTCATGAACGAACTCCTCGCCGAAGGGAGCAGCAGCTGATGGACGCCGTCGAAGCGACCAAGCTCCTCGCCCACTGCGCCGCGTTCGACAACCGCAAGCCGTCCAAGGCCGCCAGCGTCGCCTGGGCCGAAGCCCTCAAGGACGTCCCCGCCGATGTCGACGCCTTCGCCGCAGTTGCCCGCTTCTACTCCAAGCCCAGCCGTGACGGCGACCTCGACGCCACCCGCTGGATCCAGCCCCACCACGTCAAGGCCCTCCGCAAGGAGATCCGCAACGAACGGGTCCCCGAGGCCGACAGCATCATCTACACCGCCGTCCCGGGCGAGACCGGCGGCCAGTACGTCCAGCGCCGCCGTGAGCTCGTCACCGCGATCGCCGACGGCCGCGTCGAACCCGCCGTCAACCGGCAGCTCACCGGCGGCCCGCACCCCACCGTCGCCGAAGCGCTCCGGCAGGTCGGCCAGATGCCCGCCCACCTCCGCGAAGAACTCGCCGACAACGGGATCACCACCCCCCGCGGCCGCTTCCCCGAGATCGCCACCCCCTGCACGAAGTGCGGCGCCCCGGCCGGCAAGCCCTGCCGCACCCCCAGCGGCAGCGAGATCAAGACCGACACGCACGGCAGCCGCCGCGACGACCACGTCGCCGCCCAGCGGAACGCCGCCGCCCAGCCCGGAGCCCTCCAGTGACCACACCCGAGCAGCCCGCCCGGCCGGCCATCGAGGCCAAGCCCACGACGTACGGCGACATCACCTTCCGGTCCGTCCTCGAAGCGACCTGGGCCGCCAACCTCGACCACTACAAGATCCGCTGGGAGTACGAGCCCGAAACGATCACCCTGCCCTCGGGCACCCTGTACCTGCCCGACTTCCGGCTGCCGGAGCTCGGCATCTGGCTGGAAGTCAAAGGCACCGGCGTGCCCCGGGTCGAGAAGGCCATCGAGCTCGGCCGGCACCTCGCCTGCAAGTGCACCCACCGCTGCACCTGCGAGCGCCCGGGTGGCTACCTGGTGCTCATCGGCCACCCGCCCGAGCGGCACACCCCCGACCCCGACGAGCTCGCCACCATGAACTACGCGAGGTGGCGCAACCTCGTCCGCCGCACTCCCGCCAGCCTGACTTGGTCCACCTCGCACGGCCGAAGCGCATGGTTCATCCGCTCCTGTCCCGGCTGCGGCCGTGCCGGCTGGATGCAAGGCCGCTGCCGGGCCTGCGGCAACCGCTGCGCCGGGGTCCACGCCTACAACTCCGGCGACCCCGAGCTCACGTTCCACCGCGGCGCGGACCTCGCCGGCGGCCTGGTGCTGGACATCTGACCGCGTCACAGCTGCCCCGGCCGCAACGCCTGGCCACGGCAACGAGCCCGCTGCCGCCGCTGACGCCCGCTGACGGCCGTCACCCGCCCGCACGCCCCGCACGCCGCCCGGGGCGCCCACAGGCCGCCACACACACCACAGGAGCGATCGTGACCGACACCACCGCCTGCGCTATCTGCCAGCAGCCAATCCGCCGGGTCGACTGCCCGACCGGCGGATGGTGGAGCCACGAGCAGCACCCGGCCGACGACCATGACGCCGAACCGACTGCCCGCGGCCGCTTGCTCGCCGAGCTGGCCGAACCGACCGAGTGGGACGCCGACGTGATCGGCCTGCCCGAAGCGGAGGCCGCCGAGCTGCTCGACGCCTACCGGGACCAGGTCCTCACCGAGACGATCCGCAGCTTCGCGAGCCTCGCCAACCTCGCGCCGGACAGCTTGCGGGCGCCGGGCCTCAATTTCGCGATCGGTGTGCTGATGGGCCTGCGCGACTACCCCGCCGCCCGTACCGCCGCCAGTGAGGCGCAGCCGGCGCCGGAGTGCCGTGCCCCGCACCCGGTCGCGGACCACGCCCGCTGCGGCCTGGCGCCTGGCCACGACGGCTGGCACGCAACCGACGTCGGTGCCTGGCCGAACACCCAGCTCCCGCCCGCCGTCAACGCGACCCCCGGAGACCCCCGATGACCGCCACCCCGCCGCTCACCGACGAGCAGCACGCCGACCTGCGCGCCCGCATCGCCGAAGCCCTCGCCGCCCGCCCTAACGGTCTCGCGTCCGACGGGCGCGGCTGGTTCCGCGACGACGAGGAGCGCGAGCGCTTCCACGCCGAAGCTGACGCCGTCCTCGCCGTGGCGCAACCCGAGCTGGACCGGCTGCGCGCCGAGCTGGCCGCCGCCCGTGCCCAGGCCTTCACCGACGGCGCCGCCGAGCTGGACAGCATCGCCGACGAGACCGAGGCCCGGGTCGCCGCCTACTACGGCGCGGCGTCCGGGATCGGCCCCGGCAGCGCGGACATGGTCCGCGAGTGCGCCCGCACCCTACGCGGCCTCGCCGCCGCCCCGACCGCAACCGTCACCCAGTGCGGCCCCGCCTGCTCCGAACAGCACACCTACGACGGCTGCTGCCAGCTCGGCCCCCACGCAGGCCGCGAGTGCCCCAACTCGCCCAGCGTGTGCCAGACGCGACGCTGCACCGCCGCCGCCCCGACCGCGACCACCTGACCGGAGACCACGATGCCCCACCCGAAGGCGGACGCCGTGCGCGAGCTGATCGCCGCCGGCCTCACCAACACCGCGATCGGCCGACAGCTCCACATGGAGCGGCAGACCGTCGGCCAGATTCGCCGCGAACTCGGACTGCCCGACGTGCCCCGGCAGCCGTTGACGGTCGAGGAGAAGTGGCGTCAGCGAACCCGCGAGCTTCCCGGCGGCCACCTGGAGTGGACCGGCGACCGGTCCACCGGCCCCAGCCACACCCCCGTCCTGCGCCACTCCGGCGCCACCTACACCGCCAGCCGGATCGCCTTCCGGATCCAACACGGTACCGACCCGTCCGGCCACGCCAAACCCGACTGCGGGCACCCGCAGTGCATCGCCCCCGCCCACCAGTACGACACCGCAAACCGGCAGCCCGTCCACGAGCCGCGCGCCCGCTACGACAGCGCCGAAGCGAAGCTCGCCGCGCTCACCGAGCCGACCGACGACGGCCACCTCCAGTGGACCGGGCCGACGACCGCCGACGGCCGGCAACTGCTCGCCTTCGGGGGCGCCAACCACATGGCGGCCCGGGTCGCGTTCGGCACCCGCTGGGGCCGCGAACCCGTCGGCCCCGTCCTGCCGGCCTGCGACTACCCGCACTGCCTGCTCGGCGACCACCTCGACGACAAGCAGGCCCGCGACGCGTTCCGGGCGATGTTCAGCGGCGTGTTCGGCAGCGCAGCCTGACGCCCGTCACCGGCCGCCGCACCCCGCGGCGGCCGGCCCAACCACCAAGGAGCCACCGTGCCCCGCTTCCGCAAACTCCCCGTGGAGATCAACGCCGTCCAGCTCACCCGCGAGACCTTTCGCGCAGCCGTCCGCTTCGTGCCCATCGAGCAGTTCGTCGCCGGCGGCGAAGACCAGAACGGCGTCTTCATGGAGATCCGCACTCTCGAAGGCACCATGCGGGCCAGCGAGGGCGACTGGATCATCCGGGGTGTCAAGGGCGAGCACTACCCGTGCCGAGACGACATTTTCCGCGAGACCTATGAGGCCGCCGAGTGACCGCGCCCGAGCCGCCGGCTCCTGACGAGCCCCCGATCCCCTGCTGAGGAGCAGCACCATGCCGCAGAACCCGACCGACCAGCTCATGACCGACGCCATCGAGCACGCCCTCTGGCAGGACCTCGCCGACGCCCTCGACCGGATCGAGGCCTGGGGTCTCGACCCGATCGCCGGCCTCGCCGAAAAGCTCGGCGTCGCCGCGATCCGCGAGATCGACGCCGGCCCGGTCATCCACGGCGGCGGCCGCCGCGAGGGCGGCTACCTGCTGCGCTACCAGCCGCCGTTCACGCCGGACCCCGAGCGACCCGGAAGCGACTTGCCGTTCGGCTGGCGCGTCACCGCCCGCTGACCACCCACCACCGCCGCCCGGCCGCGTGCCGGGCGGCCCACCTTCAGGAGACACCGATGACCGACCAGCCCAGCCTCCTCGGCCCGATCACCGACCAGGACGTCACCCGCTGGCAGAACCGGGGCGCCAGGGCGCTGACCGACCTGCTCGCCGAGGCGTTCCGCGAGAAACTGCCCCCGCTCGTCTGGCGCCTCGGCAGCGGCAGCAGCCTCCACGGCACCGCCGACAGCCCCACGCTCGACCCGGCCGGCCGCCGGGCCGCCTTCGACCGCTGGGCCCGCCACCTCGCCGCCGTCGTCTGGCCCGAGACCACCGACCCGGCCGGCGGCACCCGCCTCCGCGCCAGGGTCGACGACTACCACGGCGTGCACGTCACCATCGCCGCCGACCTGTACGACAGCGACCCGTCATGACGGGCGACCTGGGCGGCTGGATCGCCCTGCTCACCGTGCCCGCCGTCGTGCTGATTGGCATCGTCCGGGCGGACAAGTGGCTCGACTGGCGCCGCGACCGCAAAGCCATGCGCCGCGAAGTTGAGCAGGTTCTCGCCGACGCCGAGACCCAGCGTCGCGCCGCCGACGACCCGTCATGACGGGCCGCCAGCCCGCGCAGCTCCATGGCTGGGAGCAGCGCGCACCCGTCGCCCGCGAGCTCGCCGCCCGCTACCGCAACGGCGAATCCATCCGCACCATCGCCGCCAGCATCGGCCGCTCCTACTGCTACGTCTGGCACATGCTCAACCAGGCCGGCGTGCAGTTCCGCGGCCGAGGCGGCGCCCACCCCCGACGCCCGAAAGAGAGCAACCGATGACCGACGCGTACGGGGCGCAGCTCCGCGCCCAACTCGCCGAAGCCCGGGAACAGCTGGCCGCCGCCGAGGCGGAGCGGGATGGCGCCTACCGGGAGCGCGCCTACCTGCTGGCGTGGCTGGCCGCCCTGTACCCGGCCGTCCTCGTCCCGGCGCTCGACGTCGACGAGGACGGCTGGCAGATCCTGTACCTCACCGCTGGCGGCCAGCAGCTGTCGTGGCACATCCACCCGTCCGAGGCCGAGCTGTTCAAGCGCGTCCCGCGCATTGCGGCCGACGACCCGCGGGCGCAGTGGGACGGCCACAGCACGCCCGAGAAGTACGGACGGATCCGGCGCCAGACGACAGCGCTCAACCTGATGACCGGCGGCCACGCGGTCGACCCCGCCACCCGGGCCGGCATCGCCGAGGCCCGCATAGCCGCCGTCCGGGCGCTCCACTCGCCGGTTCAGCACCAGACCCTGACGATCTGCGACGCGTGCTCGACCAAGCGGTCGACCGGTCCCCGCGGAGCCTGGACCCGGCACGTCATCGCCCCGTGGCCCTGCGAGACGCTCGCCGCCCTCGACGGCCCCACCGCGGACGGCGAGCCCGAGCAGCCGGCCGCAGTGCCGCCGCCGGCCCGCGCGTGCCGGCCCGGGTTCTGCCGCCCGTGCCGCACCATCCACGCCCCTGACGGCCCGTCATGACGGTCGCCGGCGCCTGGTGGGACGCCTACCGGCCCGACGAACCCGAGCCGGAGCCAGAGCCCGAGCCCTACCGCCTCATCCGCAACCTGCCCGACATCGCTCGCTACCAGCCCAGCTGAACGGAACAGCACATGCCCCACCCGTCCCGCCGCCCGCGCCTCTACGGCATGCCACTCACCGACCGCGAACTCCAGGTCCTACGGCTCGTCGCCAACGGCCGCGGGAATCCCGCCATCGCCGCCGAGCTGTACCTGTCCACGGCCACCGTCAAGAGCCACCTGCAGCGGATCCGGGCCAAGCTCGGCGCCCGTGACCGGGCGCACGCCGCAGCACTCGGCATGGCACACGGGCTGCTCGAGCGCGGGGACGTCCAGCGGGCCGCGTGACCAACACGAGGAGAGAACCATGTACTTCGCCGACAGACTGAACGCCGAACTGCACCGGCTGATCATCGGCGACCGGCCGATCCCCGACGACGAGGAGCCCCAGTTCACCGGGATAGATGGCCTGCTGAATGCTGACGCACCGCAGCAGAACGCCGACGCCGACGGGCGCCTTGCGGCGGCGGTGGAGCGGCTGTACGCACTCCGTTGGGGGGACCTGCTGCCGCCAGCCTGCCCGGGCCCGTCGTGCCTGCTGCACGGCATGGAGCACCAGCACACGGGACGGGTGCGCCGTGACGGGCGCTGACGGCCGTCACAGGCCAGGCAGGGCGTCCTGGTCGACGTCGTAGCGGCGCGGCGGGTCCTGGTGCTGGCAGCCGGGCCCGCGCCCGACCGCCCGGGACGCGGCGTCACGCAGCGGCCGGTGGCAGTCGGCGCAGCGCACCACCCGCGGCTCTCCGGCGGGCGGCTCGGGGAGCAGCGCGGGCGCGTCGGGGCCGGTCATCAGGCGTTCTTCGGGCCCTTGCCGTCGCGGATCCGGGCGACGTACTCGCGGGTCCAGCCGGAGGCGGCCACGACCTCGTTGAGCCGGCCGCGGACGGGGTCTTCGCCGCGCTTCTCGGGGAACACCTGCGGGATCAGCTCGAGGATGCGGGCCTTGTCGTCCGCGATCCGCTTGGCGCGCTCCCGGATTTCCTCGATCTTCTCGGCGTCGGTGGGCTCAGTCATACGGCCAGTATGCCATGCGGGTTTGCCAACTCAATGGGCCAACTCTGTTGACATGAGAACTGAGTAGGCCTACTTTATTGGCATAAAGCCGCGCAGGGCGGCCCCAAGCAAGGAGCACGAGATGACCGCCGCAGCCCACACCCACTGCCTCCGCTGCGGCCGCGCCCTGAAGAGCGCCAAGTCCACCACCACCGGCTACGGCCCCACCTGCACCCGCAAGGTCAAGGCCGCCGCCAAGGCCAAGGTCATCGCCGCCCACAAGCCCGCCTTGGTTGCCAAGGCCGAGGAGCTCATCGAGCAGGGCGGCATCGTCCCGATCCGTGGCCACCGGGTCTTCACCGTCGTCTCCAGCGACGGCAGCACCACCTACAAGACCGCGCCGCAGGGCTGTACCTGCCCGGCCGGCATCAAGGGCCGGTTCGTCTGCTACCACCGCATCGCCGCCGAGATCGTCGCCGCTGCCTGAGCCGCCCGGACCACCCGACCGCCAATCACCCCGCCTGGAGCCCGTCATGACGCCCCCCGCCACCGCCGAGCAGCTCGTCTGCGAGGCCTGCGACCGCACCGCCGACACCGACGCGTTCCAGGCGTACGAGTTCGGCGAGGTCGACGACTGCGTGTGTGACGAGTGCCTCGCCGTCCAGGCCGACACCGCGCAGTGGGACCGGTACAACGCCGCCGCCTACTACCACCGCTGACCACCAGCGAACAGGGAGAACACCATGCTCAACACCACCATCACCGTCGCGGCCCTCGCCGCCGAACTCCACGTCACCACGCCGGAGATCGCCCGCCGCGTCAGCGTCCTGTGTCGCGAGCTCGGCCCGCAGCAGGTCGTCCACACCGCCAAGTCCACCGCGCGCACCGTGCTGCACGGCTCGGCCGCCGACCTGATCCGCCTCGACCTCGTCGCCGCCCAGTGACCGGCACCCGGGCCAACGCCGAGCCGTCCGCCTGTGGCCGCTGCGGCATCCCCAAGGGGGAGCACTGGCTGCAGGTCACGGCAACCGGCGTCCACGCGTACGAGCAGCCCACGCAGCAGCAGATCAAGGACCGCATGCGGGCCCGACGCGCCGACCGCGGCAACCGCTGACGGCCGTCAACGACCGCCGACCGCCCCGACCGCCACCAACCCAAGGAGCAGCACCATGACCGACCACCGCGCCGAAGCCCTGCGCCTCATCGCCGAATCCCACGAGATCATCCGCCCGAACGACGAAGGGCACTGCGAGGCCGACCGACTGCTCGCCGAAGCCCAGGTCCACGCCACCCTCGCGCTCTCCGCCCCGACCGTGGAGACGCCGAAGGGCGATGACCTGCTCGTCGTCCTGCTCGACTCCATCGCCTCCTTCCAGCAGACGGCACGGCTCGCCAGCCTGCAGCACGCGCAGATGCGCCGCTACCTCGCCGAGCACCTCCTCAACTCGCTGACCGCGGCTGGTGTCAGCGGCTACTGACCCCGACGTGACGCCCGTCAACGCCCGCTGAGCTGCGGCGACTTGACCGTCACGCAATCCCCTGACGTACCGTCGCAAACCCTGCTATTCTGCCCAAACAACCGCAAAAAGAACGGGCCCACCAAGGAGACTCGAACTCTCCCGGCGGGCCCTGACCACAGGAGACCTACCTCCCATGGCTGTCGCACAGACTACTGCGACCAGCGGCGTGACGGCGCACAGGCCCGTCATGACGCCCGCTGGCCGCCCCCGCAAGCGGAAGCGCCCGGCCAGCTACTGGCTCGCCGTCATCGCCGCCAGCTCCACCATCGCCCTCACCAGCGTGACGTTCTGGCTCTCGTACGAGGCGCTCCACGACCTCGCAGCCGGCCACCACCTCACCAATGCCCGCGCCTGGGCATGGCCCGCCACCATCGACGCGTTCATCGTCGTCGGTGAAGTCCTGATCCTGCGCGCCTCGTTGCTGCGCCGGATCGACTGGCTCGCGGTCGCCCTGGTCGCGCTCGGCTCCCTCGGCTCGATCATCCTGAACATCGTGTCTGTCGGCGCGCACGTCGACGGCACGACCCGGGTGGTCGCCGCCGTCCCGCCGGTCGCCGCGCTGCTCGCGTTCACGGCGCTGATGCGGCAGATCTACCGGGCGCTCGCCAGCGACGAGGAGGCCCCGCGCGGCGATGAGGCCCTGACGCCCGTCAACGGCCCGTCCGATCAGGCGATTCCGCCGGCCGTGGAGCCCCGGCCGACGGCCGTCACCGCGCCGCCGCTGCCCCCGATGCCGCCCGCGCCGCCGGTCCTGCCGCCGGTCGCCCCGCAGACCACGGCGCAGCAGCCGCCCGCCGTCGCGCCCACCCAGGCCCCGGCCGCCCCGGCGCCGATCGTCTACGGCGACCCGCGGTGCGCCGTCATCCGCCCGCTGTACCGCGACGGCACCCCGCACGCCTCCCGCCCCGGCACCGCCACCATGCGGCAAGCGCTCATCGACGCCGGCTACGGCCCCGTCAGCGACGGCATGATCCGCGGCACCCTGCGCGCCGAGATCGAGCGCCACGAGCCACACCTGGCCGCCCTGCCGTCCGCCGTTCCGGCCCGCACCGCCTAACCCGCCGCCGTGGACGCCCTCCTGTGGGCGATCCCCGCTGTGCTGGCGCTCGCCGCACTCACCCTCGCCGTCCTGCCCCGCCAGGACGCGGTGCTGATGCTGCGCGCCTTCGCCGGCCTGTGGATCGCCGCCCTCGTGCTCGTCATCCCGCTGCTGCTCTCCAGGAGCTGACCCGCCATGCCTCTCGACCTCGCGGCGCTGCGCCCTGCCTACAACGGCACCGCCCTGGCCGCTGCTGCCGCCATCACCACGCCCTACTGGGCGCACGACGTCCTCGCCAGCATCGCCGCCAGCGGCGACGGGTCCGGTCCGCTCGGCGCCACCGCCTTCGGTCTCGCCATCGCCGCCATCGCCGACCGGACCATGCGCTTCCCGGATCGCGACGGCCGCGTCCACGACCTGTGGCTGCCCCGCGTCGCCCTGTTCACCGTCGCCCTCGGCCCGCTGTACAGCCCGCACACCGCCGCCCTGATGCTCAACTTCCTCGCCGGAGTCGTCTCGTGAACGTCACCATCACCCTGGGCGGCGTGGCCGTCGGCCTGATCCTGATCATGCGCCAGTTCCTCCCCGCAACCTGGGCGCTCCTCAAGCTCAAGGCCGGCAACCGCGGCCACGGCCACCACCACGAGGGCGACGCCCCGGCCCCGGCCCGGTTCAACATCCGCGAGCACGTGCCGTTCCTCCTCGGCGCGACCGTCGGCATGCTCGCCATCGCCTGCCCGGGCGGGTTCATCGGCATCGCCGCCGCGAAGATCGTCGGCTTCAGCAACACCGCCGGCGACAAGGTCCTCGCCGCCGGAGCCGGAGGCACCACCACCGCCGTCACCCGGCACGCCGCCGCCACCATGACCCAGTACGGCGCCCTCGTCACCGTCCTGCTCGTCTCCGCCGTCATCATCCTGCGCAAGCTCCTCGACAAGAAGGCCCGCGGCCAGCTCGGCTCCGGCATCTGGTGCGGCTCCACCCTCGGCCTCTCGGCGGGCGCGGCCGGGCTGCTCGGCTCCGTGCTCATCCCCGCGGCCAACCAGCTCGGTCACCTGATCGGCGGCCAGGCGTGAAGGCCGGCTGGCGGATCCGGCGCCTGTCCGACGGCTCCGCGCTCGTCGCCCGCCGCGTCGGCCGGGCGTTCGCCCCAGTCGACGCCGACGGCGAACTGCGGCTGCTCGCCACCGCCGCCCGGTCCGGTACCGCCCTGTGGGTCGGCAACGGCATCCTCGGCAGCGCGCACCCCTCGCCGCTGTGGCTCGTCGGCGGCACCTGCGCCTGGTGCGTCGCCGCGTGGCGGGCCGAGCCCGACGCCGAGGAGCAGCCCGCGAAGCAGGCCGCCGCCGGGTCGGTGCACACCGACGCCGAGATCTATGCCTCCGCCGTCGAGCACCTGCGCGAGCTGATCGGCGACCGTCGCGCGGTGCTCCTCGGCGAAGTGCTGGCCGACTGGCAGGCGCACGGCTGGGTCGGCCAGGTGCCGGCTGCCGAGCTCGGCCGCCAGCTCCAGCGCCGCGGCATCCCCGTGCGCCCGTCCGTGAAGGTCGCCGGATCGGTCGGGCCGGGCGTGCACCGGGACGACCTGCCGGTCGTCGCCGAGCCCCTCCCCGAGGCCCCTGCCGTGGCCGCCGGGTAGCAGGTAGAGCCGCAGGTCACAGCGCCTCTACCTACCCCGGCTACCTACCTGACTACCTACCCCTGGAGACCCCGATGCGCCGTCTGACCGCCGTCCTGACCGTCTGGTCCACCTGCCCGGACTGTGGCTGGTGGGCGCAGGAGGGCCACGTCTGCCACCCCGCCGACCGCTGACCAACCCGCCGCCCCGGACCACTGCCCGGGGCGGCGCGCTTGCGAGAGGATGAGCAGCATGAGCAGCAACTTCGGTGAGGCTATGCACCGCCTGCACACCGCCCCAGGCGTTGCGCGGGAGGAACTCGACGAGATCAAGGCTGGCATCATGCGCCTCGCTGGGGCGCAGGCCGCCGCCCTGGTGGGCGCATCCACGGCCGCGGCCGGGCTGGCGCAGGAAATGGCACGGCGCCGGGAGGAGGACGCGCGCCAGCGCCGCTGGTTCTTCGCCGACGCACGCGACCAGGGCGTGTCGAAGGAGGACGCGGAGAAGATCCTCGCGGTGGCCTTCAGCGACGACGTCCTCTACGACCGGTCCTTCGCCGGCCCGTGGGACTTCGCCCACGCTGCGCTAAAGATCGTGGAGGCTCGCGGTGCCCGATGATCTGTTGGCTTTTACCATCGCCAACCTGCAACGCGAGCTCGATGACATGCTGTCCTTCAAGGACTTCATGGTGCAGAACGACGGCATCCCCGACCTGGGGATCACCGGAGAAGCCTACGCCCGAGCCGACCAGCCTCGAATCCGCCGGGCCGAACTTCGGCTGACGTTCCTCAACGACACGGTGCGGCCGTACCTGGGTACCGCTGGCCCAACCGGCCGAATCGCCGAGCAGCAACTGCGCCTTCTTGGAGCAGAGTTCGCAGACCGACCCGGCTACCGGCCCGAGTGGTCACCCGAGGAGAGCTGACTGTGCGCTTCTTCCGCCGCCGCAGGCAGGCGCCCGCGCCCAGCCCGCTGGCCATCCAGGTGCTGGAGCACGACGTCTACGGCGAGGAGCCGCCAGCAGGCAGCGCAGCCGCTCTCGTGCTCGGCCTCCGCGCGTTGAGCGGCGCTGGCGTCACCAGCCGCGAGATGATGCACCGCATGACCTACTGCACCGCCGAGGGAACCATCCGAATCGGCACCGAGGCCATCGCCGTGATCTGCAACCTCGAACCGCACGACGGCGACCAGCACCACGACATTGTCCACGGCGACTGGAGCACCGAACCCGAGGAGTGAGCGGCATGGACCGCGCGATAGCCGGCCTCATCGTGGTCGGCTTCATCGCGGTCTACGTCGCGGGCATGCTCCTGCTCGACTGGATCGTCGAGCGGATGACTGGCCTGGCGGTCAGGCTGCACCGCCGGTGCCGCGCTGCCCGCGCCAGCCGATGACCTGACCGGCGATCATCGCCACCACGCCCAACCCGCCCAGCAGAAGAGCCGTCTGCAGCTGGTCCGCACGCGCGGCCACGCACATCACCGAGTCGTAGCTCTCCAGGGCGCCGCTGTGCGGGAAGAACGCGCTGCCGCAGTCCCCTTGCGGCGCCACCCCGTTGACCGCGCCGGCCACCACCAGCAGCCGGCCACCCCACCGCAGCACCGTTGACGCCTGAGCCATCGCAACTCCCTTCAACGGCGCACACGGTAGCGGTGCAGTGCCTGTCACGGCTACCCGCACGTCACAGCAGCTCCCAGCCTCTGACACCTGCGCACCTCCGGATTACCACCTACGCTGAATATCTGCGCGAGGAGGTAATTCACGTGAGCAACGATCCCCCAACACCGCCCGGGCCAACGCGCGGCGGCGGCGGCCAGTTCGTCCGCACCGTCGAAACCGCCGAACAGGACGCCGAAGCAGCACGGCTGCGCTCCCGAGGCATGACCTACCGCCAGATCGCAGCCCAGCTCGGCGTGGACGTGTCCACCGCGCACCGGGCCGTCCAGCGGGCGCTCGCGGAGATCGTGGCCGAGCCGGCCGCCGACGCAGTCGCCTTCGAACTGCAGCGCCTCGACGAGGAACTTCAGCGCCTGGACGACCTGTACGCGCGGGTCATCGAGGTGTTGGAGCGCGAGCACGTCACTGTGTCGCAGGGCCGCGTCGTCACCATGGACGACGGCAGCCCGGTGCCCGACGACGACTGGATTCTCCGCGCCGTCGACCGGCTCGTGAAGATCGACGATTCCCGGCGGAAGAACGGGGAGTCCCGGCGGAAGTTGCTCGGCCTCGACTCACCCTTGAAGACCCAGCTGTCCGGCGGGTTGACGTACGAGATCGTCGGCATCGACGCGGAGGCGCTGCGGTGAGCGGAGACCTGCCCGAGAGCCTGCTCAACGGGCTGGCCGAGGTCGGCGACGTCAGGCGGCTCGACGTGCTGCCGGGCGATCTGTTCGTGCTCGGGTTGTCCCAATACCCGAGCGAGGCAGAGATCGAGCACCTCCACGAGCAGTGGCGCTCGGTGGCGGGTGACGCGCGGCTCCTCGTCCTGACCCCCGGCATGGAGCTGACCGTCTATCGGCCGGTCGAACCGGCGAAGGTGCCGGCCCCGGCCGAGTTCCGTTGGCACTACGGGCCCACCGACTGGGACCCGGACCCCGGCAAGGCGTGGCACTACGACTGCCCCAGCGGTCGCGGCGAGGTGCTGGTCTTCGAGGAGGGCGCGAGCTGTCGCGGCTGCGGCGCCGACGACGCTCCCAAGGAGGGCGAATGAGCGAGCATCCGGCGGTGGTGTTCCTGCGGCAGGCGCACGAGCAGGCAGAGGAGTTGGCGCGGGTGGCGACGCCCGGGCCGTGGATGCTGAACCTCGACGACGAGACGATCACGTCCGAGTTCGGCACGGTGGCGCGCCTGCGCGACTTCGTGCGCCTCATGACGAACGCGCAGGTCGAGGCCGACGCGCGCCTGATCACCGGCATGGCCGACCCGGCGGCGGTGTTGCGCCGGGTCGCGGCCGACCGGGAGCAGCTGGCCGAGCACGCCGATCGGCAGGGCGAGTGCCGGGTCTGCGCCGCGGAGGGCGAGTTCGGAGGGATCGCGTTCCTCGGGAACGTGCCGTGGCCGTGCGGTGTGTGGCTGCGACTCGCCGAGGGCTGGGGCTGGACGGTGCCGTGACGACAGCGGCGACGGTCGTCCGGTACGAGCCGCGCGGCGCGACCCTCGAACTCTTCCGTCGCAAAGACACCGAGATCCTGCTGTCAGGCGCAGCAGGCACCGGCAAGAGCGTCGGCGCCCTGATGAAGCTGCACCTCGCCTGCCTGTCCACGCCGAAGGTCCGGGCGCTCATCGTCCGCAAGACCCACGCCTCGCTCACCGCCTCCACGCTGGTGACCTTCCGCCAGAAGGTCGCCGCCGAAGCCCTCGCGGCCGGGCACGTGCACTTCTACGGCGGATCAGCCCAGGAGCCGGCCAGCTTCCGGTACACCAACGGGTCGGTCATCGTCGTGGGCGGCCTCGACCGGGCAAGCCGACTGCTGAGCACGGAGTTCGACCTGGTCTTCGTGGACGAGGCCGTCGAGGTGACAGAGGAAGACCTCGACACCATCGTCACCCGCCTCCGCAACGGCCGGATGACCTATCAGCAGCTCATCATGGCCACCAACCCCGGGCCGCCGACGCACCATCTGAAGCTGCGCGCAGACTCGGGCCGCTGCCAGATCCTGTACAGCAAGCACGAGGACAACCCCCGCATGTACCAGGACGGGGAGTGGACCGAGTACGGGAAGTCGTACCTCGCACGCCTCGACAGCCTCGTCGGGGCCCGGTACGAGCGGATGCGCTGGGGCCGGTGGGTGGCCGCCGAGGGCCTGGTCTACGAGGGCTGGGACCCGGCCGTGCACCTCGTCGACCGGTCCGTCGTCCAGGCCGGGTGGTCAAGGTGGTGGACAGTCGACTTCGGGTACAGCAATCCGCTGGTCCTTCAGTGCTGGGCCGAGGACCCCGACGGCCGCCTGTACCTCTACAGGGAGATCTACAAGACGAAGACGCTGGTCGAGGACCACGCCAAGCAGATCCTCGGCATCGTCGCGCCCAACGGCCAGTGGATCGAGCCCCGGCCACGCGCGGTGATCTGCGACCACGACGCCGAGGACCGCGCCACCCTGGAGCGGCACCTCGGCATGGGCACCACGGCAGCAAAGAAGACCGTCAGCGACGGCATCCAAGCCGTGCAAGCCCGGCTACGGGCCGCCGGTGACGGCAAGCCACGACTGTTCATCTGCCGGGACGCCCTTGTGAGGCGCGATCAGGAGCTGGCGGACGCCAAGAAGCCGTGCAGCACGGTCGAGGAGGTCACCGGCTACGTGTGGGATGCGCAGCCCGGCAAGCAGCCGAAGGAAGCCCCGGTGAAGCAGGACGACCACGGCATGGACGCGCTGCGGTACATGGTGGCCGAGCGGGACCTGGGCGGCCGGCCGAGCGTGCGCTGGGTGGGCTGACCCGACCACCAGCGCAGGAGATTCTTCCGTTTTGACGCTGCCAAACAGGAAGATTTCTTGCCACGGGGCTGGATTTGCGTACTATTTTCAGCGTGGCGGCAGTGACAGGGTGGGTTCCCGCGCGACGCCCCCGGACCCCGGGGGCCGTCGCTGCGGCCGCCCGCCGCGTCGCAGATAGCGCCAAGACCGCCGCCAACCGCCTGTCCGGCAGCCTCCTGACCGCCGCCGGCCTCGGCTGCATCGACGTTGGCGCCTTCGAAGCCCACCCCATCGCCGGATGGGTCGTCACCGGTGTGACCGTGCTGGCGCTCGACTTCAAGATCCAAGGCGACAAGCCCGGTGCACGGCCGTGAGCAGCCTCATCGGCATGATCCTCGCCCGCACCGCCGGCCAGGCCGAGGCGCCCGTCGCCTACTCGGCGCCCGGCTACGCCTCCATGCCGTCCGGCTACGGCGGATCGGACCCCGCGGGCTACATGCGCGCCTACGCCAGCAGCGGCACGGTCTTTTCGATCGTCAGCATGCTGGCCCGCCAGACCGCCAAGCACCAGTGGCACCTGTACCGGTGCCAGCCGCAGGACGGCCGGCGCCGCTACACCACCGCCGACAAGGGCTCGGACCAGCGCGTCGAGGTCATCAAGCACCAGGCCATCGCGCTGTGGAACCGGCCGAACGACTTCATGTCCGGCTTCCAGGTGCGCGAGTTGGCCCAGACCTACCTCGACTTGACAGGCGAGGCCTATCTGATCGTTCAGCGGGACGGCCGCGCGACGTTCCCCACCGGGCTGTGGCCGGTGCGGCCGGACCGGATGGACCCGGTGCCGCACCGTGACAAGTTCCTGGCGGGCTACGTCTACACGGGCCCGTCGGGTGAGCGGGTTCCGCTGCAGCCCGACGAGGTTCTGATGATCCGGTATCCGAACCCGTTCGACATCTACCACGGGCTCGGGCCGATCCAGTCGATCCTCATCGATATCGACGCCGCCAAGTACAGCGCCCAGTGGAACCGGAACTTCTTCCTCAACTCGGCGCAGCCCGGCGGCGTGATCCAGATGGACAAGCGGCTGTCCGACGACGAGTGGAACGAGTTCACGAACCGCTGGAGGGAGAGCCACCGCGGCGTCGGCGCAGCACACCGCGTCGCCGTGCTGGAGCAGGGTGCCGTGTGGGTGCCGAACGCACACACGATGGCCGACATGGATTTCGCGAACCTCCGCGGTGTCAGCAGGGACGTGATCCGCGAGGCGTTCGCCATGCACAAGAGCATTCTGGGCACCGCCGACGACGTGAACCGCGCCAACGCGGTCACGGCTCAGGAGCACTTCGAGGCGTTCCTCCTGCGGGACCGGCTCGACCGGTGGCGCGACGTCCTCAACTGCGCCTACCTGCCCATGTTCGGCAGCACCGGCGAGGGCGTCGAGATGGACCACGACGACCCGGTCACCAGCAACCGCGAAGCCGACGCCTTGGAATTGAAGAGCAAGGCCGGCGCGGCGCAGGCCCTGGTCATGGCGGGCTACGACCCGGCCGACGTGCTGGAAACCGTCGGGCTCCCGGCCATGGGCGTCGCCGAGCGGGCCACGCAGACCCCGGCGGTCCCGCCGAACTGGGTGCTGGCCACGCCCGAGGGCCCAGACCAGCAGGACGACGACGGAGCAGCACTGGAGGCGCTGATGGCGCAGCAACTGCCCACCTGGAACCAGGCCGGGAAGGTAGGGGCACGGTGAACCTCGACGCGATGCGACGCTCCGCGCGCCGCCTCACCAACCTCGTGCAGCAGCCGAAGGCCGCGAGCTGGTACCGGATCAGCAACGACGCCAGCGGGCCGACGCGGGTGGACATCTACGACGAGATCGGCGGCGGCGGCTGGTTCTCCACCGGCGTGACGGCGGTCGACTTCATCGCCGAGCTGGCGCAGATCACCGGCGACATCGAGGTACACCTCAACAGCCCGGGCGGGGACGTCTTCGACGGCCTGGCGATCTACAACAGCCTGGCGCAGCGGCCCGGCAAGGTGACCACGATCGTGGACGGTCTCGCCGCGTCCGCCGCCTCGTTCATCGCCATGGCTGGCACGACCCGGGTGATCTCTCCGGGCGCGATGATGATGATCCACGAGGCGTCCGGCCTGTGTGTCGGCAACGCCGGCGACATGCGCGAGACCGCCGAACTCCTCGACAAGGTCAGCGAGAACATCGCCAGCATCTACTCGGCGCACTCGGGCCGCGCGGACGGCTGGCGCGACGCCATGAAGGCCGAGACCTGGTACACCGCCGACGAGGCAGTCGCGGCCGGCCTCGCCCACCGGGTCGCGGAGCGCCCGGCAGAAGGCGCGCTGACCGCGGCGGCCGCCTGGGACCTGACGGCGTTCGCCCGGGTGCCGGAGCGACTGCGGAACGCGGCGCAGCAGAAGCCCCAGGCGCCGGCCGGCGACGGCGAATCGGCCGAGGGCATGCAGTGCCCGGCCTGCCAGGAGCCCAACGAGGCGGACGCCAACTACTGCGACCAGTGCGGCGCCAAGATGGCCAGCGGCGACGGCGCAGCGGCCCGCGTCGGCGCCACGGTGCTCGGCGTCGAGTCGACGCCGATCGTGGCCCGGGCCCTGCCGGTGCACCACACGGCCACCGTGGACGAGCCGTGGGACGGCCCGGCCGCGGTGGCGGCGATGCCGAACGACGACGAGGTGCTGGAGTACTGCCACGCCTGGCAGTCCGCCGAGGCCGCCGCGATGCCGCACCGCGAGCACGACGACGACGCCGACGACCAGAAGGCCAACTACAAGTTCCCCCACCACAAGGGCAAGGGCGCCCCGGCGAACCTGCCCGCGTGCCGCAACGGGCTCGCTCGGCTGGCCAACGCCGACATCCCCGACCTCGATCGGGCCGGCGTCAAGGCGCACCTTCAGGCGCACCTCGACGACGCCAAGAGCACCGACGACAGCACCCAGGACCACGCCGGGCTGCCCGGCTGGCTCCACGACACCGCGCCGGTCCCGGCGTGGCTCAACTCCGTCAAGGAGGCGTAGATGACGATTACGATCCCGGACAGCCCGGCCGCCCTGGCGGAGACCCTGGCCGACGCCAGCAAGATGAAGGAGCTGTGGGCCAGCAAGGAAGCCCTCGGCGAGTTCATCGAGGGCTACGCGCAGGCCGTCGACAAGGCACAGCGCGGCGAGATCAACGCCGAGGCCCGCGAGCAGATGCAGCTCGTCCTCGCCGAGTACCTCAAGAGCAACGGCGGCGACGCCAAGCCGCCGGTCGACATGGCCGGTGACCGCGCCCACGCCATGCGCCCCGAGATCCAGGGCCTGCCCGCCGGCGCCCGCAAGAGCCTCTACAACAAGCGCGCCCCCGGCGCCGCCGCCGACGGGATCTTCGACGACCCGGCCGAGTTCTTCCGGGCGACCTGGTACAAGGCGCCGACCCTGCGCGACTTCGATCAGCTGCGGCCGAAGCTCAGCCGGCTCATGGAGGTCCAGAACGCCTACAGCAGCGAGACGCCCGGTGACGGTGGCTTCCTGATCCCCGAGACGCTTCGGGACGCGATCCTCCGCGTCGCGCTGGAGACCGCCGTCGTGCGGCCGCGCGCCACGGTGATCCCGATGAACAGCCTGCGGGTGCCGATCCCGATGATCGACGACACCAGCCACCAGTCCAGCATCCTCGGCGGCGTTCAGGCGTTCTGGACTGAGGAGGCCGCGGGTCTCACCCAGTCCTCGGCGTCGTTCGGCCGGGTCGTCCTGGACGCCCGGAAATTGACGGCGTATGCGGAGGTGCCGAACGAACTGTTGCAGGACGCCCCGGCGTTCGCGGCGTTCTTCGACACCACGTTCCCGCTCGCCATCTCCTGGTACGAGGACGTGGCGTTCCTCACCGGCACCGGCGTCGGCGAGCCGCAGGGCTTCATCAACAGCCCGGTGGCCGTGCAGGTCGCGGCCGAAAGCGGACAACCGACCCAGACCATCGTGTGGGAGAACATCGTCAAGATGTACTCCCGCATGCTGCCGTCCAGCCTGGGCCGGGCGGTGTGGATCGTGTCGCCCGACACGTTCCCGCAGCTCGCCACCATGGCTCTGTCAGTTGGAACCGGCGGCGGACCCATTTGGATCGGCAACTACTCCGGCGGCCAGGGCGGCATGGACACCCCGCCGGCCACGATCCTCGGCCGCCCGGTGATCATCTCCGAGAAGGTCAACGCCCTCGGCACCAGCGGTGACATCAACTTCGTCGACCTGTCGTACTACCTGGTGGGCGACCGGATGGCGATGGAGACCTCGACCTCCGAGCACTACCAGTTCGCCACCGACAAGACGGCCTACCGCGTGATCGAGCGTGTCGACGGCCGGCCGTGGCTGCAGTCCCCGATCACCCCGCGCAACGGCAGCGCGAACACCCTGAGCCCCGTCGTCCAGCTCGCGTCTCGCTAACCGCAGCGGCAGTGACGCCCCGCTAACAGTCCCAGTCTCAGGAGGTACAGCAGATGGCAGGCATGGAAGGACTCGGCCGGGTCCTGGACGTGATCCCGATCGCGGCCGGGCAGGCGTTCAAGTTCCGCGGCGCCTCGGCGATCACCGTCGTGTGCACCGGCAACGACACGTTCACCATCACCGCGTCGTCCACCTACGGCGGCTCGTACACCAGCCCCGGCAACCTCATCAACCACTACTACCAGCGCGCGGACACCAACGGTACGCACGCGTGGACCAAGCAGACGCAGACCGCCAGCAACGCCGTCGTGCAGGCCAACTCCGGCTACACCACCGTCGCCGAGATCCTGACCTCGACGATCTCCGACCCCAACGCCTACATCAAGGTGTCGGCGGCCGCCTCGGGCCTGGTCACGGTGATCCTCCACGACCTGACGGTCCAGCGGAAGCCGGCGAACCTCGAGATCCTGGGGAGCTGATCATGGCGTCGCTCGTCAAGAACGTGGACGTCCGCACGATCGCGGCCGGGATCATGGTCACCCGCACAGCGGCTCTGCTGCCGCAGACGACGACGGGGAACATCTACACGATCAGCGGCGGCCGAATCATGGTCGTGTCGCTGACCGGCCTCGTCGTCGCTGCGACTCCGGCCACGGTAAACACCCTTGCGATCGGCATCACGCCCGCCTCGGGCACCGCGGTGAACAACTCCATGGCCGCCGCCGTGTCCACGGCGTCGCTGGAGGCCGGAACGATGCTCAGCATCGGCTCCACCCCCGGCGCGAACCTGCAGGTCGGGACGAACGCGGGCAAGCCAGTCCAGACCACCGGTCATGCGGCGTGGGCGATCCAGGCCGGCACGATCACGCTGACCACCACGGGCAGCGCCGCCACCGGGACGATCCAGTGGGACCTGATCTACATCCCGCTCGACAACGGCGCGCAGGTCACGGCGGCCTGACGTGGCACTCGAAGTCTGCCCTGCCTGTACCTGCCAGTTCGCGGTGGGGCTGTTCCGCTGCCCGCAGTGCGGCACCGTCGCCCCACTGTTCGCCGACCATCCGAACGAGGAGGAACCCATGGCGCGGATCACGGTCGCCGACGGCCCGTCCAACGCCGCCGCGCAGCCCGGCGAACCCGGCTACATCGAGCCGACCCCGGAAGGGAGTGAACCGCCATCTCCTGGTACCAGCTCCTCGACATCCGCCGACAAGCCCGCGCCGAGTGGGAACGAGACCCCAGTGTCGTCGGCCCCCCAACCGCCTGCCCCCAGTGCGGAGAGCCCCTCCTCCCCGGCCCCCCTTCCGACGCCGGCATCTGGTTCTGCCGGTTCGACGGATGGGCCTACCCCCGCGACTGGATCCGGCCCGAGCCTCCCGCAGGCCTCTTCGACGGCGTCGCCGAAGGCCCCGGCTCCTACAGCGGACTCCCCTAGCGCGTGACCCACACCCCCGGCTTCGGCCGGGGGCTCGACTGAACGAGGAGGTGCCCGGTGCCCACCCAGACGACGACCACGACGTCCGCCCAGGTGTCCGTCACCAACGCGGCGACCGCCCTGGACCAGAACACTGCGGGCGCTCGGTCCCTCCTGGTCCGCAACCGCGGCTCGGTCGCGGTGTACGTGGGCGGCGCAGCGGTGACCACCAGCACGGGTTTCCAGCTCGACCCCGGGGAGTCCGCGACTGCCGACTTCCCGACCTTCGGCGGGGGCCTGTGGGGCATCACCGCGTCCTCGACTGCCCGGGTTGACGTGCTGGAGGTGGGGCGGCAGTGACCGTGCGTCTCACCCCGGCGAAGCCGCTCGTCGTCCCGCCCAAGAGCGGCTGGTTCTACCCGGTCGACGGGCAGGGCGGCAGCCGGACGATGGTTTACCAGCAGCTGTGGCTGTTCCCCTATGACCTGCTGCGCGCGAGCACCGCGGCCAGCATCGCGTGCAACGTCACCACCGGTGGCACGGCGGGCAGCACCATCCGGCTCGGCGTCTACAACTCGGACGGGGCGGGCGGTGTCGGTGGGCTGCTGGTCGACGCGGGAACAGTGGATGGCAGCACGACCGGCGTGAAGACCGTCAGCTCGCTCACGTCAGCCACCGCGGCGGACCGGCTGTGGCTCGGCGCAGTGTGGCAGGGCGTCAACACCACCGCGCCGGTGCTGCAGGCCTACAGCAAGGCGCTCGCGGGCGTCGGCTGGTCGAGCTTTGTCCAGTTCCCGCCAATCATCGGCTGGACCTGGACCGGCATCAGCGGGGCCCTGCCCGCCACCCTCGGCGCGCCGGCCGGCATGGAGAACAACAACACCCCCTCCGTCCAGATCACCTTTGCCTGACCCCACCACCAGCGGCACCGCGCCAGGAAGGAGCGACATGAAGGGCAACGCCGGCCACACGGCCAAGCACGCAGGCAGCACCAAGCACGTGGGCACCGGCAAGCACCGGCCGTCGTCCAAGGCGCAGCAGGCTGCCGCGAAGAAGTGGCAGTCCGCGGGCGCCCACGCGTCGCACGTGCACGCCGTGGCGCGCCACCAGAGCCACGCGAAGCCGGCGAAGTGGTCCCCGAACTTGGACATCGCGTGCTGCGCTGCGGAGGCGCTGGCCGCGTCGCTCCGGCTGGCCGGGCGCGCCGTCAGCGACCGGGATGTGCTGGACCTGTACTGGCTGACCGCGGGCGACGCGGACGCGGGCGCTGGCCTGTGGGCGACGATCGAGGCCGCCGCCGAGCATGGGCTGGCCGGCGTGCGCCCGCTTGACGCCCGCCCCGCCACCGAGCTGGCCGCGGGCGTGGTGCTGGGCCTGGAGCTGGTGGAGCGGCATGCGGTCACCGTGGACGGGCACGGCGTGTGGACGTGGGGCGAGTGGCGGCCGGTGTCCTGCGGGCTGCTGGCGGCCGCTGACGAGGCGTGGGTGATCACATGGCCGTGACGACCCCTTGCTACTGCACCCGTGAGGACGTCAAGCGGGCCATCGACGTGCACGAGACCGCCCGCGCCAACTGGCAGATCGACCGGGCGATCCAGTCAGCCGCTCGGAACATCGAGGGGTTCCTGCACAGGCGCTTCTACCCCGAGGACACCACCCGCTACTTCGACTGGCCCAACTTCCAGTACGCCTACCCCTGGCGGCTCTGGTTCGACCAGTGGGACCTGGCCGCGATCCCGACCTCGGTGACCACGGGCGGCGTCAGCATCCCGCTGACCGCGTGCAACTTCGAGCCGGTCAACAGCGGGCCCCCGTACACGTATCTCGAGCTGCGCCGGGACCAGCCATACAGCTTCGGGGTCAGTTCAACCCCGCAGCGGGACGTGGCGATCACCGGCACCTGGGGCTACACGGCCGCAACCGACCCAGCCGGGCAGCTCGCGTCCACGATCTCCTCGACGACATCGCCCATCGTGATTGTCTCCGACGGCAGCGCGGTTGGCGTCGGAGACCTGCTGATCGTCGACAGCGAGCGGATGCTCGTCTCCGACCGGTCCACCCTCGACACCGGCCAGACCAACCTGTCTGGCGCGACCACCGCTTCGGCGGCCGACGTCGCGATCACCGTCACCGACGGTACCCAGCTGCACGTCAACGAGGTCATCCAGGTCGACTCCGAGCGGATGCTCATCGTCGACATCACCGGCAACACCGTGACCGTGAAGCGGGCGTGGGACGGCACCGTCTTGTCCACGCACTCCACCGGGGCGCACATCTACGCGTTCCGGACCCTGACCGTGGCCCGCGGCCAGCTCGGCACCGTCGCGGCAACGCACGCCAACGGCGCGCCGGCCAGCATCCACCGCGTGCCGTCCCTGATCCGCGACCTGGCCATCGCGGAGGCGACCAACCGCGTGCTGCAGGAGACCGGCGGCTACCGGGACCCGCAGGCCGAGGGCGCAGCGTCGGTCAACAACCTCGGCGCCGCCCTGGCGGACCTGTGGGACGAGGCCGAGACGGCTTTCGGCCGCAAGACAAGGCTTCGGGTGATCTGAATGGCCAACAACGTCTACGTCACCGTGGAGAAGCTCGGCCCGACCGTGAACGGCATGGCCGAGCCGCTAGTCGGGCTGATGCTGGAGGGCGCGATCGCCGAGGTCGCGTCCTATACGAAGCACGAGGTCAGCATGGAGCTGATCAAGGTGCTGAAGCACCCGACGGGCTACTACGAGTCGAAGATCGTGGCGGACCCGGTCAGCGCCGAGATGTGGTCGATCAACGACTCGAACGTGATCTACGGGCCGTGGCTGGAAGGCATCGGCTCCCGCAACAGCCCCGTGACCAAGTTCGCGGGTTACGCCACGTTCCGTCGCGTGCAGGGCCGCATGAGCCAGAAGGCCACGTCGATCGTGCAGGCCTGGGTCGACCGCACCATCGGGAGGCTCTGATGACGATCAACATCAGCGGCATCCTCGACGGCCTCCAGTCGCACGCCATGGCTACCGGCCTGTTCGATCGGGTGTCCGGCCACGAGCCCAAGAACCCGCCCGGGTCGGGCCTGTCGTGCGCGTTCTGGGTGCAGGCCATCGCGCCTGTCCAGGCCGCCTCGGGCCTGGCCATCACGTCCGGGCGCCTGGAGTTCAATGCGCGGCTGTACAGCTCGTTCATTCAGCAGCCTGAGGACGCGATCGACCCGAACCTGGTCTCCGCGGTCGATGTGCTCCTGTCGGCGTACAGCGGTGACTTCGAGCTCGGCGGCAACGTCAGGAACGTGGACCTCCTCGGCCAGGCCGGGCCCGCGCTCAGCGCGCAGGCCGGCTACCTGACGCAGGGCGGCAAGACCTACCGCGTCTTCACGATCGTGATCCCGGTCATCGTCAACGATCTTTGGGGGCAGAGCTGATGGCAAAGACAAGCGGTCTCGGCGACGCCTTCTACCTGGGCGGCTACGACCTCAGTGGGGACATCAACAGCCTCCAGAAGATCAGCGGCACGCTCGCGACACTCGACGTCACCTCAATCAACGACAGCGCCATGGAGCGGCTCGGCGGCAAGCGGGACGGCGCGGTGGACTTCACTGCGTACTTCAACCCAACCGGGGCGCACCCGGTGCTGTCCGCGCTGCCCACGGCGGACGTGCAGGCCAGCTACCGGCGCGGCACCGTCCTGGGCAACCCGGCCGCGGAGATCGTCGCCCGGCAGATCGACTACAACGGGACCCGCGGGACCGACGGCTCCTACACGTTTCAGGTGGGTCTGCAGGGCGACGGCTTCGGCCTGGAGTGGGGCGTCCAGCTCACCCCGGGGCTGCGCACCGACACCGCCGCCACCGCCGGGACCGGTATCGACCAGGCCAACGGCCTCGTTACGCCCGCCGTCCCGGCGTCCGGGACACCGCAGGCCAACGCCTCGCCGCTGCCGGTCCAGGTCGTCATCACCGGTGGCACGATGACGAACGTCGTCATCAACGGTGTGAGCGTGGGCACCGGCGCCGGAACGTACACGCTGCCCGCCGGGCAGTCGATCACGCTGACGTACACGGTGGCGCCGACCTGGACGTGGGCGGCACAGACCACGTCCGGCGCACAGGCCTACCTACAGGTGACCGCGTTCACCGGCACCGACGTGACCGTGGCGATCCAGGACAGTGCGGACGGTGTCACGTTCGCCAACGTGTCCGGGCTGTCGTTCGCGCAGACCACCAGCGCGCCCGGGACGCAGCGCGTCGCCACCGCCAACAACGCGACGCTGCGCCGGTACGTGCGCGCCGTCACCAGCACGGTCGGCGGGTTTACCAGCGCGACGTTCGCGGTGACTCTCGTGCGCAACCAGATCGCGGGGGTGGTCTTCTGATGTTCCGGATCCAGCCGGCGCTCGGCGTGGGCGCGTACCAGACGTACAGCATCACGGCCCCGCACGACCGGACCGTCAAGGCCGCGTGCGAGGAAGTCGGCTGCGCAGCCTGGCTGAACGGCTGGCAGTCGACCGTGGATGAGTCGACCGAGCTTGGCCAGCGTCAGGCGGCGTACATCCGACAGCAGTCCGGCCGCACGTTCCACGAGCAGCGCACCGCCGCCGGCCTGACGGTCTTCACGTTCGACAGCCACCAGCGCTGCTTCGCCGACCACCGCACCCGGCCGGAGATCTACGCGGTGCGGGATGGCGACTGGCGCGGCAACCCGACCGGGCGCACCCGGATGCACGCCAACGCCCGGGACTGGACTGAGGACTTCGGCGAGCACCAGCAGCGCATTGCCGACCAACACGAGAAGGGCTGACCATGGCCAAGAGCACTGGCCTCGGGTGGACGACGCTGTCGGTCGACGACGCGACCAACACCCAGCAAGCGATCAAGAACGACATCACCAACCTCCAGTTCGCGACGCCGCGCGCCGTCCAGGACGTCACCGGTATCGACAAGTCGGCGATCGAGAGGCTCCTGCTCCTCGCCGACTTCTCGATCACCCTCACCGGGGTTTTCAACCCGGCGACCAACGCAGAGCACGACGTCTTCAAGACCGTGCCGTCCACCAGCGTCAACAGGCTCGTGACGATCGTCACGAACGGCAAGACGTTGGCGCCCACGGTGCTGTTCACCGACTACTCGATCACCCGCGCCGCCGCCGGTGAGCTGACCTTCTCTGCGCCCGGCGTCCTCGCCAACGGCGTCGTCCCCACCTGGAGCTGACCGATGGGATTCAAGGTCCAGCGCAAGACGTACCTGCTCAAGTTCCAGGGCACCGACCTGGACGGCCTGGAGGTGACGGCCCGCTCTCTGACCACCGGTCAGCAGCTGGAGTTGGAGGCGGCCCGGATCGCCCGCGCCGCCGGCGGCGCGGACAGCGACGCCGGGACGGAGCGCATGATCCGGCTGTTCTCCGGTGCCCTGCAGTCGTGGAATGCCGAGGACGAGGACACGGGCGAGCCGATCCCGACCACCTACGAGGGCGTGCTCGGGCAGGACGTTGACTTCGTCCTGGCGATCATCCGCGCCTGGAACTCGGCAATGAACGGCGTGCCGGCCCCTTTGTCCGAGACCTCCAGCGGTGGCGAGCCGTCGGCCCTGGAGGCGTCGATTCCGATGGAAACCCCCTAATCGAGCCGATCGAGTTGCGGCACGCCCGGTACGTGATCGGACTGTGCGACCGCTGGAAAAAGCTGCCGTCCGAGGTTCTGGCTGAGCCTGCCGAGATGTGGCGGCTCCTGAAGATCGTCGAGCTTGGTGGAGCTGCTGGAGAGGAGGTGTCGTAATGCCCAACGTCGTCGAAATCCTGGTGAGCGCAAAAAATCTGACCGGACCGGCCTTCGCCGAAGTTAAGGCCTCCGGCGAGGAGATGAACGGCACCTTCTCCAAGCTCTCCTCGATGGCTGGCCTCGCGGCCGGCGCCCTGGTTGGCTTCGTCGGCGAGTCCGTGAAGATGGCCACCGAGTTCGACGCCAAGATGTCGTTGCTCCAGACCCAGGCAGGTGTCAGCCAGGACAAGATAGCCGGGCTGAAGTCTGGTGTCCTCCAGCTGGCTGGGGAAGTCGGCCAGAACCCTGACAGCCTCGCCGAGTCGCTGTATCACGTGGAATCGAATTTCGAGTCCATGGGCATCACCTCGCAGAAGGCACTGGAAATCACCAAGGTCGCCGCCGAGGGCGCAGCGGTCGGCCACGCCAACCTGGTCGACGTCACCAACGCGTTGACGGCGGCGGTCGCGTCGGGAATTCCCGGCGTTCAGGACATGAGCCAAGCAATGGGCATTCTGAACGCGACCGTTGGCGTCGGTGATATGTCGATGCAGGACCTGGCGAAAGCGTTCGGCAGCGGCATGGTTGCGACCGTCAAGGGATACGGTCTGAATATCCAGGACGTCGCGGCCGCACTCGCGACGTTCGGCGACAACAACATCCGGGGCGCCAATGCCGGCACCCAGCTCCGCATGACCGTGCAGGCGCTGGCCACCCCGGTCGCCAGCGCTGGCGACGCGCTGAAGCGGCTAGGTCTGACCCAGACCACACTCGCGGATGACATGCAGAAGGGCGGCCTGAAGCTCGCACTGGAGGATCTGCAGGACCGCATGATTCATGCGGGGATCAGTGCGGACCAGCAGGGCCAAATCATCACGGAAGCGTTCGGCCGCAAGGCTGGCGCCGGCCTGAACGTGCTGCTGTCTCAGATGGATCGCCTTGAAAGCAAGTACCCGGCCCTGGAAGCTGGCGCCAACGGCTTCGGCGACGCCTGGAAAGCGACCCAGGCGACGTTTTCGCAGCAGATGAAGGAGCTTCAGGGCTCCTTGGACGCGATGATGATTTCCCTGGGCGAGAAGCTGCTGCCGGTCCTGTCGAGCTGGACTCAGACGGTGCTGACGCACAAGCAGGCCGTCGTTCAGGTGGCCGAGGCGGTCGGCATTCTGGCGGGCGCCCTGACTGGCTTGTACGTGTTCAACAAGATCCTCAACCTGGTCATCAACGTTGGCACTGCATTCAAGGACCTCGGCCTCGCAATGGTGGCCTACCGGGACCGGATGATCGAGATCCAGGCGCAGTCGGAACTGTCGGGCGGCAGCATTACCAGGTTGGGTGCGGCGTTCGAGGCGTTGGGCACAAAGGCCAAACTGGCTGTCGGGGCGACCGCTGTCGGGCTTGTCGCCATGGTGCTGATTCAGCTTCAGCAGAGCTCGGAGAAGGCCGCTCCGGACGTCGACAAGATGACGACCTCCCTGGGCAACCTCGGCGAGAAGAGCAAGCTCACCGGCGAGTTGACGACGCAGTTCGGCTCCAACCTGGACAAGCTTGGCTATGCGGTCGACCGTGTGGCCGGCAAGTCCACGGGCATGGACGCGTTTAACGACACCATGAACAAGATCTTTTCCTTGGGCATGGCGAAGTCCAACTCGCTGACCCAGGCGAAGAGCCAGATCGACGCCCTGGACCAGGGCCTGGCCAACCTGGTGCAGCAGAATCACGCGGACCTCGCCGCGGCCGCGCTGAAGCGCCTCACAGACCAGCTGGCAGCGCATGGTGGCGACCCGTCCAAGCTCACCGGTGAGCTGACCAAGTACAGCGCCGCCTTGCAGGGGACAGCCCTGCAGCAGAACCTGGCTGCGGACGCCATGGGCCCGCTCGGGCAGCAGGCCATCCAGGCCAGCAACGACCTGCAGCAGGAGGCCAACACAGCGGCTGGCCTGAAGCAAGCGATCATCGACTTGAACGACACGGCGCGCGGCAGCCTGGACTCGCAGGCCGCGTTCCAGCAGTCCATTGCCGACGCCACGAAGGCGATGCAGGACAACGGACGGGCGCTCAGCTACACCGGCGACCAGATGAACCTGACGACGGACGCGTCCCGCGCCGAGGAGAAGGCGCTCACCGATCTCGCCTCGAAGACGGACGCCGCCGCCGAGGCTGCGCTGAACAACGGCGAGTCCATGGACACCGTCAACCAGATCTACGGCCAGGGCCGGGACAAGCTGATCCAGCTAGCGCAGCAGATGGGCCTGACGAAGGACCAAGCCAAGGACCTCGCGGATCAGATCCTCGCGACGCCGGACAAGACAGCCATGCTGCGCGGCAACATGTCCGACCTCCAGGACAAGCTCAACCAGGCGCAGCAGGAACTGGCCAACGCCCCGTCCAGCAAGCAGGTTGATCTTCGCGCGGAGATCTCGGGCCTGGAGTCCGACATCCAGTCCGCACAGGACGCGATCGACAGCCTGACCGGCAAGACAGTCACTGTCACCACCCAGCTCGTGACGATCAACGGCGACCAGTACGCGCACGGCATGGCGCACGGCGGGATCGTCGGCGCGGCCGGCGGCGGCCCGCGCAGCGGCTTGACCTGGGTGGGCGAGCAGGGCCCGGAGCTGGTGCGGCTGCCGTACGGCTCCACGGTCTACCCAGCCGGCCAGAGCGCCAACATGGCCGCGGCCGCGGCGCATGGGGGGCCTGCACAGGTGCAGTTGGAGATCAACTCGGGCGGGGCCCGGCTGGATGACCTGCTGCTGGAGATCCTCCGCAAGGCCGTTCGCATCCGCGGCGGCAACGTCCAAACCGTCCTCGGGCAGGGATAGATGCACCGGTTCAAGGCATATAACGCGGCGATGCCGACCACGGCGGCCATCGCGAAGGTCAGCACCGGCACGACGATCAAGACGATGCTGCAGATCGCCACACCGTCGACGCGGCAGTGCCAGCTGATCAGCTGGGGGTACTCACTGGACGCGGTGCCTGGGTCGACGGGCGGGATCGTCGAGCTGATCCAGACGGACGTGGCGGCCACGGTGACCGCACACGTCTCAAGTGGCGTACAGCCCTTGGACCCCAACGCGCCCGCCAGTCTGATGACCCTGGGCACGACCGCGACGGGCTACACGGCCAGCGCCGAGGGCACGCCGACGGCGGTCCGAACGTTCGACACGAACCAAGTTCCGCCCACGGCCGGCGCGGTGAACTGCAACTACGAGTACCAGTTCATGCCGGACGAGCGGCCGATCCTCGCCGTCTCCAAGTTTCTCAGGGTCCGGGCAACGTTCTCGGCCACGGTCAACATGCTCTGCTGGGTCTGCTGGGACGAGTGAGTCATGGGTAGCGTCGCGGCACAGGTGATGGCGTGGCAGCGCCGTGCCCGCAACCTGGCCGGCCCGCTCACCAAGACGACCGCGCCGACCGGCGACAGCCCAAGCGGCGCGGTCCTCCAGGTCGAGCTGCTCGTCGACGGGCTGTGGACGGACATCACGTCCCGCGTCATGACGCGGTCCGGCAACGGTACTGTGGCGATCACGCGTGGGGAGCCGAACGAGGGTGCGGCGACTCAGCCAGCCAGCTGCCAGCTGGAGTTGCAGAACAGGGACGGCCTGTTCAGCACCAGGAATCCGGCCAGCCCGTACTTCGGCAAGCTGGCCCGCAACCAGCCGCTGAGGGTCAGCGTGCCGTCCGGCAACGCCAAGAGCTACAGGTTCTGGGGCGAGGTCGCGGCGTGGCCGCAAAGCTGGGACCCGACCGGCACGGACGTCGGCATCGCAATCGAGGCGGCTGGCATCCTGCGTCGCCTCGGGCAGGGCACGGCGAACACCGGCTCGACGCTGTACACCGCGATCACGTCAGGTGCGCTATCGAACCCGCTGATCGCGTACTGGCCCTGTGAGGACGCCACCAACGCCACGTCGCTCGCAGCCGGGATCCCGGGCGTGCTGCCGATGAGGATCAACGGCACCATCACCCTGGCCAGCAACAGCTCGTTCGTCTGTTCGCTACCGCTGCCCAACCTCGGCACCCAGGGCAACGTGACCGGGTTCGTGCCCGCCTACACGCCGCAGATGAGCACGATGGTTCGCTTCCTGGTGGCGATCCCGTCGTCGGGGGCGACGGATGGCCAGGTCCTTTGCTCCATCTACGCCACCGGTTCGATCCCGCGATGGGACCTCTATTACAGCGCGGCCGCCGGCGGCCTGGTCGGCCTGCGCGGGCGCAACAGCTCCGGCACAACCGTGTTCGACACAGGCACCGGCGGGTTCAGCCTGAATGGGCAACTGGCGCAGCTATCGGCTGAGCTGGTTCAGACCGGCCCGGACATCCAGGTTACGTTGTACACGATGCTCGTCGGGTCGAATACGGCTGGTGGGCCGTTCGGGACGGCGTCGTCGCAGACCGTGGGCGCCGTCACGTCGCTGCTGGTCGGCGGAGCACTCTCGAATACTGCGATCGGGCACATCCGTGTGCAGATCGCGTCGGCGCAGCCGACGGATCAGTTCGACCTCCAACAGCAGCTGATCGCGTATGCCGGCGAATCGGCGGCAGCGCGAGTCGCGCGGCTCTGCGCCACGATCGGCGTGGCCTACGAGCAGATCGGCAACACGACGGACGGCGTCGCCATGGGAACGCAGCTCCCGGCGACGCCTCTCAGTCTGATCGACGACTGCCAGGTCGCTGATGACGGGATCCTGTACGAGAGCACCTCGATGCTCGGGCTCGGCTACCGCACGCGCGTCAGCATGGAGAACCAGGCGCCCGCGCTCACGCTGGACTACCGCCAGTTCGAGCTGGCGGCCGTGCCCAGCCCGGTGGATGACGACCGGTACGCCAGAAACGACATCACCGTGAAGCGGAGCGGCGGCAGCTCGGCGCGCGCCGTCCAAGCCACGGGCCCCCTGTCCATACTCCCGCCGCCCGCGGGCGTGGGCCTGTACCCGGACTCGGTCACCGTCAACATCGTGGACGACAGCACGCTCACATCACAGGCCGGCTGGCGCCTGCACCTCGGCACCGTGGACGAGGCCCGGTATCCGCAAATCGCAGTCAACCTCGCGCATCAGGCGTTCGTGTCGAACCCGGCGCTGCGCCAGCAGGTTCTCGCCGTGCGGCCGGGCGACCGGATCACGATCGCCAACCCGCCCGCTTGGCTCCCGCCTGACCAGATCAGCCAGATCGTGATCGGCTTCTCGGAGCAGCTCGACCGGTTCCAGCACCGCATCACGTTCAACACGATTCCCGAATCGCCGTATCACACAGCGCTGCTCGAGGATCCGGTGCTCTCGCGGCTCGACACTGGCGGCAGCCAGCTTGCTTCCAGCGCCCTGGCGACTGACACCACGCTGCTCGTCGCGACGACGTACGGCCCGCTGTGGACGACGAGCGCCGCCGACTGGCCCTTCGACATCCGCATCTCCGGCGAGCAGATCACGGTGACGGCCGTCAGCGGCTCCAGCAGCCCGCAGACGCTCACCGTCACGCGGGGCGTCAACGGCGTCACCAAGCCTCTGCCGATCGGCGCTGACGTGCGCCTCAACCAGCCCATGACCCTGGCCCTGTGAGGAGAAACCCTTGGCCCGCATAGTTCCCACGCCGCCGATCCGGGCAGCCGGATCGCGCGTCACCGCGGCCACCTACGAGGCCGACATCACCGACCCGGTAACCTTCATCGCCAACCTGCCGCAGTTCTACGGCTATCAGACGGTTGCACAGTCCATCGCGTCCGGGCCCTACACGGCGGTGACGCTCGATACGGGCGTCTTCGACCCGGACGGGTGCCATTCCAACGTCACGAACAGCACCAGGTTCACACCGAAATTTCCCGGCCTGTACCTGGTGATCGGCATAGCCACGGTGGCGGCCAACGCCTCGGGCGTCCGGGGTCTCCGTCTCGCGCTGAACGGGACTACGCAGATTGCGTCGTCGCAGCAGACGCCCCCCACGAACGCCTCGTTCTGGGGTCAGCTCACCCTCGCGGCGATCCGCATGAACGGTGTCACGGACTACGTCGAGGTGCAGGTCGCCCAGACGTCCGGCGGTGCCCTGAACACGTACGTCGGCTCGGATGGTGGGTGCGCGATGCTCTGCTACTGGATTTCCTCGTGATGACGCCCGCCTGTGGGGCATGTGGTGTGCCGCCGATGGTGCAGTGGCGGCGCCGGTCTGCGGCAGATCCGACACACACAGACGCCGTGTACGCGTGTGCAAACCATGCGATCAGCCTGGACCTGGCCGCGCACGTCCACCAGCCCGCGTGCATGGCCCCGGACCCGGCGAGCGTGCCGGGTTGTGACTGCACGCCGGAGCCTCTGCCGCTCCAGGACCTACTGCCGGGTGATCCAACAGTCACCCTCCCGACGGGCTGGGTTGTCCCTGCCCCTACCTCCTGAGAGGTCTCCATGGAGTACACCCCGATCCTCGGCCGGCTCGTCGAACACGACCCGCGGTCCCTTGCGTACGCGCACGGCGTGCTGCCCAACTCGGCGATTCAGTCGGTCGACTGGCAGCGCCGGATACCGATCCTGGACCAGGGCCAGCTCGGCTCATGCACCGGCAACGCTGCGACCGGCTGCCTGGGCACGGACTCGGCAGGCCGCACCGCGGCGACGAGCGTCACCATCTCGGCGGCCGGCGCGGCAGCGTCGAACGGCCTGTTCGCCCCGGGCACCGTGGCCCTGGACGAGGTGTTCGCGGTGCAGCTGTACAGCCTCGCCACCACGCTGGACAGCATCCCGGGGTCCTATCCGCCGGACGACACCGGCAGCAGCGGTCTCGGCGTGGCGAAGGCGCTCCAGGCGCTGGGCTTGGCGACCGGCTACACGCACGGGTTCAGCATGGCCGCGCTCGACTCGGCGCTCCAGTCCGGCCCGGTGCTAATTGGCATCCCGTGGCTCCAGAGCATGTTCACTCCGGACGCGGACGGCCGGGTCCAGGTCGACCAGACCAGCCCGGTCGCTGGTGGCCACGAGCTGGAGCTGTGCAAGTACGACGCTGCCACCGGCGAGTACTGGGTGGCCAACTCCTGGGGCACCTCGTGGGGCGCCAACGGCTACGGCTACTTCGCCGCGGCGGACCTGCAGTGGCTGCTGTCGCAGCAGGGTGACGTGACGGTGCCCGCGTGGGCAGCGGCCCCGGCGCCTGTCCCGGTGCCCCCGCAGCCGACCCCGGCGCCGACGCCCGATCTGGCGGACGTCACGCTCGCGGCCGCGGCCCGGGCCTGGCTGACCGAGAAGGGGCTCTGATGGCCGTACCCGACCTGGCGTCGACCGACGCCCAGCCGCCCCACCAGCACCCGGCGAACGTGGCCCGACACGACGACCTGTCGTGGCAGGACCGCATCCCCGACCAGCTCACCGCCGTCATCGGGACGATGAAGTTCATCTACTGGTCGACGGTCGTGATCGGCCTGTGGATCGCACTCAACTCCCTCGGCATGTTCGTGTGGCGCTGGGACCCGTACCCGTTCGTCTTCCTGAACTTGGGGTTCAGCGCGTTCGCGTATTACAGCGCGCCGCTGATCCTCATGAGCCAGAACCGGCAGACCGAACACGACCGGGTCCGGGCCGAGCACGACTTCGAGGTCAACGAGGAGTCCCTGGCCTGGGGTCGGGCGATCGGCGCGCGCCTGGGCGTCGAAGTTTCCGTCTCGCACGAAGGCGAGGGTTGCTGATGACCCGCACGATGTACGACGGCATCACCGCCGCCGACCTGCCCGCGGACGCGACGATGGTCGCCGGGTACGTGGACGGCCTGTACGCCAACATGCCTGCCCTGGCCGCCCGGTTCCCGAGCGCCAGCCGGATCGGGATCGCCGTCTTCGCGCACACCGACGACGGCATCGTGCTGGACGTCGAGACCGGCGACGCTACCCCGGCGCAGGCACCCGGCTGGGTGGTGATGCGCCGCTCGCATGGCCTGGACCCGACCGTGTACTGCAACACCGACACGTGGCCGGCGGTCCGGCAGGCGTTCGCTGCGGCCGGCGTGCCGGAGCCTCACTACTGGATCGCCCAGTACGACGGGGTGGCCACCATCCCGGCTGGCGCGGTCGCCAAGCAGTACGAGTCCGCGGGTCCGTGGGACGTGTCCGTTGTGGCCGACTACTGGCCGGGCGTCGATCCGCTCCCCCCTCCGCCGCCTCCCCCTGCCCCCGCACCAGTACCCCCGCCGGTGGCCGATCGGCGCCGGCTCGACGAAGAAGTGAGGTAGCCATGGCTCTGGCGATAGGCGAGATCAAGCCCGGGTTTCTGGCGGACGACACTGCCCACGGCACCCTGATCCCGATCCCACCGCCCGACGGCGGGGCGGCCGGCTGGGGCCAGGTGTGGCTCAGCTTCGGCGCCGACTTCGGGGACGTGACCCTCAGGGTGGCGATCTACAACAGCGGCACGAAGGCGTGGCGCATCACGGAGCAGCTGCCGGTGCCCGCACTCGGCGACCGGGTGCCGGTCAGCCTCGTGGCCGGCGACCAGAAGGTTTCCGTCGGGCGCGTCCGGAACGGCGCCGCCGACACCGGCGCGTGGCCCTGCAGCTACATGGTCGAGGCGCTCCTCCACTCCTGACGTCACCTCATAGAACGGAGAACGATCATGTCTGACGCAATCCGCCGTACCGTCCGCACCGCCCTGCAGGTGGTCCTCGGCCTCGCCGCCGGCCTGCCTGCACTGGTGCACACCACGGGGCTGCCGAGCACGCTGCCGGGCCTCGGCGTGGTGCTGGCGGTGGCGGCTGCGGTGACGCGGCTGATGTCGCTGCCGCTGGTGGAGCAGCTACTGCCGTCGTGGCTGCGCACCCCGGTGCCGGTGTCGGCCGCGCCCGCTCCGCTCACGGTCGTTCCGCCGACCGTCGCCCCGCTGGCCGAGGCCGCCCCGGCGCCCCCGGTGACCGGCGCGTGAACAATGGCACGGGGGTGGCCGGCATCGACCAGGCGGTGGTCTGGTCCGTGACTGTAGCCGCGCTGGCAGGGGGGATGGGTGTGATGTGGCGCGCGACCCGGAGCCTCCGCAGGCTCCTTGGCCGTCTGGACGAGTTCGCCGACGACTGGCAGGGCGTCAGCTCGCGGCCCGGCGTGCCGGGGCATGAGGGGGTGATGGCCCGGTTGGGTTCGATCGAGGCCCGGTTGACGGCGGTGGAGCATGAGTTGCGGCCGAACAGCGGTGGCAGCATGCGCGACGCCATCGATCGCGTCGACGCCCGCCTCAGCGCCGCGCCCGGGCCGTCGGCCCGGCCCTGAGGAGAAACGATTCGCCCCCGCCCTGGCCTTTTCGTGGCCGGGTCGGGGGCGGCTTCGTCATGTCTCGTCGCGGTGCTGGGGGCAGTCGCAGTCGGGCCAGCGCATCCTGATGGCCGTGTCGAGGGGTGGCTGGCCCTCGCACTGCACGGTGCGCGCTTCGGAGCGTTGGCCGGTCTCGGGGTTGACCGTGTAGATGCGGATGGTGATGGCGGACATGACTCTCTCCGGGTGATACGTATGCGAATATCAACCGGTTGCAGAGCCCATCTATTCCCGTGCGGCGGATTGGAGGGCGTCCCAGGTCTGCGGCCAGCAGCGGTCGGCGTGGGCCTGGACGATGGTGGGGTGCTGGCGGACAGCGGCGGCGAGCCGGTCACGCTCCACCTGGAGGCGCCCGTGCTCGGCGTTCTCCTCCGTGCTCCAGGTGCGGCGCTCGACGATCTGCTCAGGCGACGGGAACCGCTCGCGGCGGTCCCGCTCGACGCGGTTGGTGAACTCGGCGAGCGCGGCCTCGGCGGCGAGGCGCTCGGCCTGGAGCTGGACGAGGTCGGGCGGCAGGGGCAGGGCGTCGGGCACGGGCAGATCCTAGGGTGCGGGTCGGACAGGGTGGTCGGATCACTCGCCGCCGAGGCCTGCGGATTCCAGGCCTTCGACGGTGAGGGGCCGGATGGTGGCGGGGTCGTGCCGGAACCAGCCCCAGCCCTTGGCGGGGTCTGGGTCCATGCGCCAGCGGACGTAGGCGGCCCAGTAGCCGGGGCAGCGGCGCCAGATGGTGAGGAGCCCGGGTTGCCAGCGGCCCTCCACCCTGATGATCACGATCTGCCAGGTTTCGCGGCACTGGTGCGGGCCGGGGGCCCCGAGGTCGCGCGGGTCCGCGGGCTCGGCGTCGCGGTGATCGTGGGGCTGGTGGTGCACGAGACCAGTATCGCTCACATGTTCGACCAGTATCGCTCACATGTTCGATTCAGCGCCGGCGGGGCTCCCACATCACATGCCTGCGCCCCGCCCGGCAACGGCCGAGCGGGGCGCTTTCCTGGTTACGGCTTGCGGTGCTGTTCGGTGCCCGTCAGTTCACTGGCTGCCCGGGGTCGTCCAGCCACGCGGTCTGGTGGCCGTCCGGGGTGACCGTGAGCCCAAACCGCTCGATCCCGGGGCGCCCGGCGGCGTCCCACCACCGGTACGCGCCGCTCAGCTCGGACCACAGGTCACGTGGCCCCGACTCGACCACCGCGTGAGGGGCGTCCCAGTCGGCGTAGCGGCAGTGCGCGTAGCTGGTCCCGTCCCACACTTCGGATCGGCCGGTGCCCCACCGGGCGTGTTCCGCCCACACCTCCATCGACGTCACGCCGGGCAGGCGCAGGCCGATGGCGAACGCTGCGGCGTGGGTCTGCTGGACGTCGCAGGGATCGACGGTAGACGGCGAGTACCGCACGTCGTCCACGTCGAACGGCTTGGAGTCCGGCCGCTGCGAGCGGACCCACATGAAGGCGACGTCTTCCACGAAGGTGCCGGCCGCCGACCCGTCCTCACCGACCACCAGTTTCAGCAGCGCTCCGTTGCAGTACGGCGTGCCGAACGGAACCAGGATGATGCCGCCGGGTCGGGTCTGCTCGATCCATGCCCGGGGCACGCGCTGCACGGCCGCGGTGGCGTGGACGCGGTCGTACGGTGCCCCGTCCGGGTGGCCGGCGTAGCCGTCCCCGATGACCGTCCGGGGGTGCAGCCCGGACCGCTTCAGCCGCTCGTGCGCCTGAGCGGCCACGGTGGGGTCAACCTCGATGGTGGTGACGTTCCCGTCGCCCAGGCCGTGGGCGAGCAGTGCGGCCGTCCATCCAGTGCCGGTGCCGACGTCCAGCACCCGCATCCCGCGCTCCGCCCCCAGGTGGTGGAGCATGAACCGCACCACCTTGGGCTGCGAGCTGGAACTGGTGGGTGTTCCGTTGCCGTTGCCGCCGTCGTCCAGCTGCGTCGTCAGCGCGATGTCCGAGGCCACCAGCTCTGCCCACCGCTGCGGCTGTTCGCTGCGGTCGATCCACTCACCGTCGTGGAAGAGCCGGTCCGGCGCGAAGGCACCGCGCGGTACCGCCTCGAATGTGCTGTCCCAGTCCACGCGCATCACTTGCTCGGCGCGGGCGGGACGGGCTTGCTCCACTGACCGTCGTTGGTCTTCGGCGAGCCGTTCTTGTCTCCGGACGATCCGCCCTTGCCGTCTCCGTGCTTGCCCATGATGGTCTCCTACTTGCTCGCGCTGGTGGTGGTCTTGGCGGGGGGCGTCGGCCCCGGCCCCGGCGGCCTCATCGGCCCGGGTGTCGTCATCGTGTTCCCTCCGTAGTGCGGTTGGAACGGCGGCGGGAGCAGCCTCGGGGGATGCCGGCCCCCGCCGCCGGCTGTGCGCCTCCCGATGCGCTTGCATGCCCGGGAGGAGTCGGTGTGTCAGCTGCGGTGCTGCGGGCACTCGCAGGCCGGCCATCTGGCTGAGGGGTGCCGGTCGTAGATGCTGACGGAGTCCGGATCGACGGTGGTCGTTCCGCTGTCGCGAGACCGGGTGCCGTCCTCGGCGACGCGGTACGTGCGGATGCTGAGGCCCTGGCGGCGCTTCTCCGGCGGGACGAAGTCGCGGCCAGTCACCGCAGCCTCCGGGCGCGATGTGTGCGGCTGGCGGCGAGCTGGGACAGCACGGAGCGACTGCGCGCGGCCCGGTCCAGGTTCTCGATGATGAGCTCGTTGGTGCCGTGGTCGGAGGGCCAGATCCCCGAGCCTGACGCGGTCTCGGCGAGTTCGCGTCGCCGGTGCAGGTTGTCGGTGGATCGTCTCAAGGTGGCCTCCTTGGTGGGGCCGCCCGGCGCTGCTTCCACAGGTTGCCGAGGGGGATCGGTACACCTCGCGCCGGGCGGCTGTTCGTGGCTGCCCCGCAGGCCCAGGGCGGGGGACGCCCGGCTCGTTCCTGCGGAGAAGCATGACCAGTGAACGACCGTCAGGCCGCTGCCGGTAAGGAAGAAGTCCGGTCGTTCCGCTCGCGCGGGACCGGAAATTTTGGTCTGCGCTTTACCTGTCCGACTGCCCTTTCCGTAGTCGCAGCGCTACCGTGCGCTCATGGGTGACAATGTCACGCTCCGCCACGCCATCGCCGAACTCGGTGTCTCGCACGCTGAGTTAGCTCATCGCGTCAACGATCACACGCAGTCGCTGACGGGCCGGTACGGGACCTGCACCGAACGCACAGTGCACAACTGGGTGACTGGCAAGACCGGTTGGCCCAATGCCCGGCAGCGTGCCGCCTTGCAGGCAGTATTCGGCTGTCCGGCCCAGGAACTAGGCTTCACCCCTCGGGGCGCCCAGCGTCCCGACGCGCCACCGGAGGATCAACCTGTGCGGCGCCGCACCTTCATGATGTCCGGGCCGACCGCAGCAGCAGCGGCCGCCATCCCACTGCTCGCCACCCGCCACACCATCGGCTTGTCCGATATCGACCGGATGCGGGCTGGCCTGACGACCCTTGACGCGCTGGACGACCACCAGGGCGGCCACGGCGCCCTTGAACGCGCCGCACTGGCTGGCGCCCGGCAGGTCCTCGACCTGCAGCAGAGCGGCAGCGCCAGCGAACGCGTGCGCCGCCGGCTGTTCGCGCTCGCGGCCGACTTCACGGCCGTGGCCGCCTGGTCGTGCATCGACGCGCGGGAACCCGACCGGGCTGCGCAGCATCTCGACCGGTGCGCGACGCTGGCCGGCCTTGCGCAGGACTCGACCGCGCAGTTGCGGGTGTGGAACTCGATCGCGATCCTGGCGAACCAGGAGAAGCGGCACGGGGACGCGGTGGCCGCCGGTCGGGCCGCGCAGCGGACGGGCATCACCCGCCGGGACCCGCTGTTCGCATCGCTGGCGCACGCCCGCACAGCTGTGGGCCTGGCGAACCTCGGGGATCGTCAGGGCGCACTGCGGTCGCTCGGGCTCGCCGGCGACGCCCTCAACCGCGCCGGCGACCAGCCACGCTCGACGTGGATGGCGTTCTACGGGCCGGCCGAGCTGCACGCCCTCACCGCGATCGCCCACGACCGGCTCGGCGACGCCGAACAGACCGAATCGGCCTCACACCGCGCGCTGGCCATCCTCCCGCCCCGGTTCCGCCGCAACCGGGCACTGACCACAGCCCGGCTCGCCCTCGCGCAGCTCCACCAGGGCGACGCCGAGCACGCCACCGCCACGGCCAGCGCAGTGTTCGACCTGATGTCCGATGCCCCGCTGCCCGCCCGGATCCGGACACTGCTCGGCGACTTCTACCGCGACCTGTTGACCCTTTCGGCGACGGCCCCCGCTGCGCGAGAGTGGGCGGACCGCTTCCGTACCGAATGGAGTCGATCTTGATTGAGCTGCGGCACTACCACCACGGCGACTTGCCGGCCGACTTCCGCGACATGCTGCTCAGTGTCCACGCGGACGCCTACGCGGACCAGATGGACGACCCGTTCGTACAGCGCTTCCCCTGGTTCGTGGATCACTGGTCGGGGATTCCCGGCTTCGCGTGCGTGGTCGGCTTCGACGCTGACGAACCGGTCGGCTTCGCCTACGGGGCGCCGGCGCGGACCGGACGGGAGTGGTGGCGCGAGCACGTTGCGCCCGCGCCGGCGCGTGATTCGACCTTCTCGGTGTCGGAGCTGATGGTGCGCCCGAAGTGGCGCAAGACCGGCACGTCCGAGCGGCTGCACGCGGCGCTGATAGCCGACCGCCCCGAGGCGCTGGCCGTGCTACTGGTGGACCCGGACCACCCGAAGGTTCAGGCCCTGTACGAGACGTGGGGGTATCGCAAGGTTGGCGATCGGCAGCCGTTCCCGGACTCGCCCCGGTATGCGGTGATGCTCCGCGATCTGCCCTGAGAGGAGACGGTCATGGAACTGCCCTGGGTTGACCCGCGGTACGCCGCACTGGTCGAGCACTACGAGCGGCAGCAGGACAGCGACACGGATGTGCCGCCGCTCGCACTGGGCCCGGAGGACGCTCCGGGCTCGGTCGGCCGTGGGTTCATCCTCGAGCGGCTCGACGGCTGAGTCGCCCGGCGGCCGGCCCGCTCGGGTGAGCGGTCCGGCCGCCTCAGCGGCGCGATCCACCAGGTCACGCGGCCAGCTGAGAGTTCACCGGGCCGTCGGTACCCGGTGGTAGTCGCGTGGATTGGTAGGACGTATGCTCCCGTCTGGCGGGATCTCCCGCCGGCCGGGGGAGCACGCAGAGGAGAGCGCTACCCCGATGACCGTCACCCTGCCGTCCGCGCGGCGATCGCCGCTGAGCCCGGGCGCCTGTTTACTCACCACGCGCTGAGCCGCAGCGGCCGGAGTCTTGCCTGCCAGGCACGGGGTTGGACAATTCGGGCGCGCATGTTGACCATCTGACAAGTCGACGCCCCGCCGCCGAAGTCGACCCCCGCCCTGCCGTAGCGGACATCGGCCACCTACTCGTCCCGCAGCAGCCGCCAGCTGGGCACTCCGAGTGCATGAGCGATCATCACGATGGCGTCGAGGCTCGCGGAGTGGGTGCCGAGCTCGGTGCGGTAAATGCTGTGCCGGCCGAGGCCTGCCGCCTCGGCGAGCCGTTCCTGAGACCATCCGCGCTGGGTCCGTAGAGCTCGGATTCGGCGTCCGACCTGCTGTCGGTGGTCGAGCACCCAGGGAGGCAGTTCGGTCGGCACCTAGCCACGCTGACCGGTTCATGATCGAATGTCAGCCGCAAATATGCGGCAAAATGCCTGGTCACTCGGCGTTCATCGCCGACTGCCGCGCATCACAGAGACTGCTCCCCGGCGTGCGCCGGCGGAGTGCAGGAGCGGGTTCGGGAGGTTGCGTATCCCCTCGGGCCCGTTAGATGCCACCATGTGGCATCCCGCCCCGGCGTGCGTGCACGCCGGGGCGGTCTAATTTGTACGCCACAGAGCC